ACCAGCATCTTTTTGTATTTGTTTTGTATCAACAGTTACGCTAACATCAGCTTTAAGTCCTACAAAGGCAGCTAAATCACCACTAACTCCGACAGTAGCCTTTCCGTCTATGAAAGTAGCTTCACCAGAAGCACCAGCTTCAAAGTGTTCTCCAAAGGATACTCCGGCATTGGTAGTAACAGATGCCTCGCGTAAATTAGTTGTATTGGAAGCATTGACACCTACATATGAACCGGTAGAGGCAGATCCACCTGCAGCAACACCCTTTGACCCTACTAAAACGTGTCCTTCAACTTCGGTACCAGTTTTTGCATAGGCGTCAACACCGACTGATGTCCCAACACCTTTATAATTGCCTTGAACTTCACCAGTGGCGTGAATTTCAGTAGTGTCAGAATAAGAAGCATTAACATAAGCATTATTGCCATCTAAACCACCACTTGCCGAGGCAACAATACCAGTTTTTGCACTAACACCTAGAGTTGTAGAAGCATTATTATTACCAACAGTTATATTAGCGGCGGCTGTAGTAGAATTATCAAAAGAAGCACTTGCGGAATTCTTATTACAAGAAGCTGATGCAGTAGTACCGGTTTTATATTCGGCACTAATATTTACTGGGACAGTTGAGTTACCAATATCTTTACTAACTTGACCTTGTAATGTAGATGGTTGTTGTGGTTGTATTTTTTGTGGTTGTTGTGGTATAGGTACAGCAGGTACAGCAGGCACAGTAGGCACAGTAGGCACAGTAGGCACAGTAGGCACAGTAGGCACAGTAGGAACATGAATATTAGGCATAGGTTTCATCATATTTTTGGGTATAGGGATAGACATTTTTATTATGAATTATGAGTTATTATGTTTATATTAGATTTATATTTTAGAAAGTTAAGATAATAGTTATCAATATTTTCCATAAGTTTTCTTTTTATCATTAAAATCTTAATTAAATATATATATACATACTATAAAAGTATAAATTTTCCCGAAGGGTATTTTTGGCACGGCTTTTTCCTAAAAAGCTGTATCATGTCCTTATCAGATTTTGTAGATGCTGTTTCCAAATTTCAAGTAAATATACCTTTATGGCTACAAATAACAATTATAGTAATAGTAATATTATCCCTATGCGGAGGCGCCTATTTTATGCGTGATCTATTTGAAATGTCCTATATGAAAGGTGGCTTTGCATGGTTTATATTTATAGCCATTCTAAATTTAATATCACTCTTAGTAGTTTTCGTATATTATAGTAAAAATAATAATAAGTTCGTAGGACCTCAGGGGCCATCTGGTAAAAAAGGCAAAGGGGGGAAACAGGGTAGCTTCGTATCCTGTTCCTTTTGTAAAAATAACATATATATTCAAAGTGTTAGAAAAAGCGATATTATATGTACATTAAGTACATATACCGAAGAATTCAAAACTATAAATCAAAATGCCGCATATTTTGATAACATTATTTCGCAAGGTAATAATATAAATTATGATTCATTTGTAAATAATATTATTCTGGGAGCACCTAATAAAGATCCTACTTCAATCCAATCCATATCTAATTTTCGTTCTCTAATGACAGCAAATAGTATTGCTGTTTCCCTTATAAAAGTTATCAATTCTGAAATTACAAAGGCATCCGATAGGACATATGGTACATTTAGATCACCTGTTAACCCGGTAGGATATGTTGCTCTAGGTGATTCAGTTTACGGCGGTCTAGAAAAGTTCGAATTACTATCTTTTACTATTAATGGTAATGTGCTATATCCAGATCGTTATGAAAAATTAGTTACATTTAAATCTTATAATGAAACTACTGAGAAAACCGACACTTATACAATATGGCGTCCAGTAGGTCAAACTGTAACGGAGCCCGGATTTAAGAATAAACCTAAAAAATTCAAATATAAATCATTAGGTGATATTTGCCGCTTCGGTACAAAACCCCCACTTGTAAGTGATTGTGCCACTGTCCGCGAAGATTGCCTAGATCTCGTTGATGGTAGTGACCTCACCCTGGTATTTGTATATGTAGGCAATCTACAATTTAATGATAAACGCAATGCAGTTGATTACACCAAGGCCGATTCTTATCTAATCAAGAACAAAGTTGCAAATGATATAGAGATTTACAGTGTCTGGCGTACACCATTAAATACTTTTGTTACAAATTGCAATTCGAAAAATGTATTGGAAAATAATTCAGTAGCATATAATATTAATAATAATATACTTTCTGGACTCAATGAATATGGTAATGTTAGTAAGGATACAAAGGTACGTATATCTAATATATTACAGGGTATTCAAATACCTAAGATCCTATCGGCAATGATCCTTTGTAAATATTATGAATTGGATTTAACAAAGGAATTAATATATTATTTTAATAAATATCAAAGCGTCGTACCAGAATTTGGTGGTACAAATACTTCTACAGCATCATTAGGAGATCTAGTTACAATAATAAAAAATACACAGCAGGCATATACTGATTTTAATAATAATCTGATGAAAAAGGCAAGTTTTAGTTTAAAAGGAAGCAAGCCATATGTATATGATGCTAATGATGAAAAACACCTACCGCCCTCATTATTATTAATATATAATAGAATAAATGATAATTTGTTAACTATATCAATCAAGATAGAAAATACAAATACGCTATTAGATATTGTTAATTTGGTATTTGAAAATGGGCTCTCTGCTCGTGTAGCAGTAGATTCGGACGGAATTGCAGAAGGAGGACTTCTTCTTAATGAGATCCAGGATACAGTTTTACGTCTTTGTAAAATATTATTACCTCCTAATTATCAAGCTTATACAATTAAAGATGAATGCTTAGGAACATTTGGATTAGATAAAGAGCGCCAGGAAATTATAAAAGAATTAACTACAGTAATAGATACTTATAATAAAGCAAATGATGAAATTGCAACAGATCCAAACACATATTCTTCGGTTGCTACAAATATTAGAAATTATCAATCATATATGGATTCGCAAGTTGGACAATTATGTGGTTATATTGATAATTATCAAACTAAAATAAATAACATGGATTTGGAAGAATTCACCACAACTAGATTAAAAGGTTTAATAAAAATATATAATAATATGAATATCAATGTAGATACAATTATGAAAAATCTATAGAGATATATTTATGTATGAATTTTATGTATGAATTTTATGTATATATATTATAGATATATGAAGATAGAAATAGAAAGAAATAGAAATAATAAAATGTCATCATATCAACAATTATTTACCCCTATATTTATTACTATTAGTATTTGTATTTTAATAGGAGGTACTGTAATATTACAATTTTTAGATAAATTATTTGCAGGTAGTAAAAATTTGAATGCTGTTAGATTATTTGGTATTACAATTATGATTAATGTAATCATCTTATTATTTTTGATTATGTCATTTAGTAAAGTTAATGTAGCTCCAGGATCAAAAGGACCTACTGGAAATAAAGGTGATGTTGGTAATAAAGGTGTAGACGGTGGGTTAGATGTATGTGGAAATAATTATCAAACAGTTGAACAAAAAAAATCACTGGAAAGGAGCTTAAATTATCTTGATTTAAAACCTCCTCAGTTAGATCTTTCGCAGTAATCATACGCATACTCATACTCAAAAATATGGATTATTTGTTACTTTAACACCACAATATGTCATAGGTGAATTTTGATAATTAACAGGATCATAATAACCAAAATCTTTAGCTTCTCTTAATAGCCATCTAAAATTAGTTATAAATTCACTATTATGACCTTCACTAACACTGGCAACATGAGCCATTTCGTGTATAACTACAAAAAGGAGAGTATTATAGTCATGAAATGGACGCGACTCGTTTTTTTCTCTTAAGCATATACCCATCATTTCTCCTTTATTAATTGTAAATGAACTACCATCATCATCAGGAGCCTCTTCTATTTTAGTTTTTTTAAAACCTTTGACTAGGCGTTTTACACGTTCGTCATTAGGAATCTTATTATTTAAATCAGAAACTAATTGTGTCATATAATTATGCAATTTTGCTAGAAGCTCTACTGCTTCATCACTCTCATTATATTGTTCTTGTATTCCATATTTTTTATTATTTAATTTAGATTGTCTGTATTCTAGAAATAATTCGTTACTTTCCATTATAATTAATACTAGAAGTGTGAAAAACACGACTATCACTATAAATACTATAATTGTTGATATTTCATTCATTATTTGTATATGTGTATATGTGTATATTTGATTTTAATGTTTTCCTAAATTATATTTAGACAATTATTTATTTAGTTTTTTAGTTTATTAGTTTTTTAGTTTATTAGTTTATTCTTTTTTATATTTTTCTTTGTAATTGTAAATACTATCCATATATAAAATACTATCTAGATATAAATAATATAAAATAAATAATATAAATGGATTTAGAAGAATTAAATAGACAAATGTTTGCTCTCCAGAATGAGTTTAAACAACCATCTTCTCCTATATTATCATCTCCTAAACCATCATCTTCTAATCCACCATTTCCCACATCATTGCCTACATCATTGCCTACATCTTTCCCCAATTCTAATGCAATTAATTTTCAGGAAGTAAAGAATACTATGGAAACTACCCAAATAAAGAGACCTAGCAAATCAGGAGATCATCGAGCTGATATAAATGATAAGTTGAGCTCGATGAATACCATGCCTTTTCTACCTCAAGATATGATAAATAATCCTCCTAATTATATGCCGGCACAAAATACTCGTAATAATAGTAATTATGAATATAGTCAAGGACAGCAATATCAACAGCAAAATCCCTCATATCAGCAACAGCAACCATACCAGCATCAACAATCATATTCTCAAGCGCAGCAGCAATCATTTCCACAACAACAAAATTCTGTAGAACCAGAAGCCAATAATTATTCAAATTTTGCTAATTATTATAATCACAATTTTGATACATTACAACCAAATTATAATCCTATGTCAAATCATCCTGCTTCTCCAGATATACATATGAATAGTGACAATAATAGTAATCATTATATGGATACGCATTCTAGTGGGATGAATATGATGAATGTACGAAATATGGTAATTGCTGCCGCCCCAACTTCTAATAAAATATATGAATCAGGATTTAATAAGATTGAAGAAAAGAAAATAGATTATAGGCAAAATATGAATAGTAAATTAGGTGATTTCCGGTTTGATAATCCAAATTCAATAGAGCCGAATCCCATTTTACTACAAGCTCAGGCAAATCAAAATATATATGGTCAAACTAAAGACACTCGTATGGTAATTCAAGATAGTAATAAAGATTATTATAGGCAGTCGTCAAATGACCGGATGACACAATATAGTCCATTATCTAGAGCATCAAATATTCCTATTAGTATTGCTAATATGTCGGTAAATGATTTTTATGCGAATATGAATCAGGGAAGTGGAGGCCCAAATACATATCAACAACAACAACAGCAAAACCAGCAGTCACAACAGCAATACCGTAATCAATCACAAGTAGAACCTTCATTGAAAGACTCTATGAATTCTCGGATGGGTGATTATGCACCATTGGCGAAAACTATTCAATACCAGATGAATAATGGACAAGGATCACCAGCTCTTAATAGTGTTCCGCAATTACAACAGAGACCGACCCAGCAGACCCAACAGACTCATAAAACTCAACAGACTTCTGTTCAACCGAAACTTCCCCAATGGAATCCTACAGATGTAAATGGTAAATTAAAAAATGTAGTATTTAAAGATTTACCGGTTATTTCAAATCCGGAAAGATAAAAATTGATTTAAAAATGTTATATAGATATTTATATATAAAAATAATTAGAGACCTAGAATTATAGATCTAGAATCATTTATCTAGAATTGCAATGGAAATTGAAATGAATATGGAATCATTAACAATTAATGAGAACACAGATGAAACCAATACATATACTACTTTATTAATCAATAAAATGGAAGATTGCGATATTTCAGATGAAGATTTTCAAAGCCAGTTAGAAACAGAGTTGTTCCAGAATAACTTTGACGTTTATGATAAAAGCAATGAAAATATTAGGAAAGTTTGCCTAGATGTTCCTAATACATTTGCAAAAGAAAGGCAATGTGTTTGCGATGATGAAGACTATATTTATGGTGTATTATCTTTACCTATTGAAATATCAAATATTATATCCAATTATGGTAAACAATCAGTTCAAGAATATGTATTGAATTTTATTATAGAAAACAATATAAATATTAATTACAATGAAAAAATATATAGTCTAGATAATATTTATGGTAAAGTCATATATATTTATCAATTTGTAGATTATTATTACACTATATTAAATCATATTACACCACAACGTCGGGTTACTCATTTACCAGATACTATGTTATTATGGGTTGATAATTTAATTACTCTGATGAAACAGGGTTTTAGTATGAATATGATTAAATATAATGGATATCAAAATGAATATATAAATGTAAAGGAAGAGTATTTTAACGAATTGCTTTATGGTTTAAATTTGTGTGTTTGCCATTTAAAGATGATAGTAAATCATTGCCATAATAGACATATACAAATGTGGTCAATGGATGATAAACATATAGAAAAATTCTTTCGGGTATTAAATAATTTATGTATTATTATAATATTTATGAAAATGGTTTGTTAAGGAAGAAGAAACAAAAGAAGAAGCAATAATAAGAAATAATAATAAGAAATAATAGATAATATATTTATAAAATTGATTTTTTTTGGATATTATTTTTTATGATACATAAACTATTATAAATTTTTATAATTTTAAAAACTTCAAAATGTTAACAGCTTTTCTTGTAGGTTTTAATACCTTTTTCTCAACTCTTTGGTCACTCATTTTCATCTTTTCACAATTATTTGGATTAAAACTAAATCTGATTACTGGACAAAAATTAAATTCTTTTCTACCAAATGTTAAAATTGCCTCTGTCTGGGCAAATGATGAACCACATAGTTGGATATGTGGGTGGTTATTTATAGGATATATATGTAACGGAAATGGTAATGGCTTTGATTCTACCAGAAAATTATATTTATTTTCAAGTAATAAATTCTATAAAAATGTTGTTTGTAAAGAAAATGATGATGATAAAGAGGGTGATGGTGATGATAAGCATAATGGTGATGATAAGCATAATGGTGATGATAAACATAATAGTGATGGAGGTTCTAATGGTGATGGAGGTTCTAATGGTGATGGAGGTTCTAATGGTGGTACTAAAAAAAAATCACTCAAAGGTAAAATTACTTTTTGCGAGAGGGAGTTAAAATGGGGTGATGTATTTTGCTATGCTAGTAGACCGTATAAGCCTATTTTGAAACCTATATGGAAAAATCAACAATCTATTATTGATAAAATTTTGGAAATATATATGGAAAAAACTTATGCTTCATCACTTATTTGCGGGCCTCCTAAAAAAGGTAAATCATACATTCCTATTTATTTATGCTATGAATTGTTAAAGATTAAAAATATAAGAAAAGTTTATTTAGTTGATACTTGGAATCCCGCAGAACCAGGTGATGACTTTGTATCACTTTACAATAAATTTAATCCTCAAAAAGATTCCCCGATGGTTATCGTTTTAGAAGAGGTTGATGGATTAGTTACAGATATGCATAATGGTGATATTAAATTATCAGTTTATGCTCCTAAACCAATTCAAATCAAATCTAAAAAAGATTGGAATCAATTCTTTGATAGATTCGATAGGCAAATGTATCCATATGTAATAATCATAATGACCTCTAATCAAAATACAGATTTCTTCAATCAGAAGGATCCTTCATATATGAGAGAAGGACGTGTAAATTATAAGATAGATATGGAGTAATATATTATTACTTTAGCAATTTCATTCTAGCATCATGTAAAAGTTGATACATCGGTATAAATATTTCCAGATGGCCTATAATTGATTGATTATTTTTAAAGAATGTATTTAATCTTTCCTTTCCAAAATAACTACTATTACCGCCTTTTAAAAATGAATATGCCTCATAATAATCTTTAGTATCCAATATATCAAAATAATGTTTTAATAATTCAACAGCTTTATTCAAATAATATTCAGTATATTTATTTTTCTTATCTTTTTTTTTCGCCTCAGTAATATTTTCTTTATCTATTTCATTAATTTTTTTAACACAATTTGTAATGTTTTCGCATTTTAATATTTTGAATTGGCTAGTCAATATTCCTACTTTACGAACATAAATAGTACTTTCTACTAAAACTCTTATTGCAGTGACCTCTGCTTTTGTTCCACTCGTTATAACAGTACCATAATCAGATAAATTTGCTTGAATATCTTCACTTCCACTAGTAATTAGAAAATTTAAAATATCATCGTCCATGTTAACATATAATAGGTAAGGATGATTTACATTTGTTTTAGTAAATATGACCATATATAAATATCTAGGCAAATATGGTAATGTATATATTTGCGATTCGGTAGGATTATAGTCTAATATTTTCGTATAATATTTAATAAATGCTCTGGCCTTTTCGGACATGAAAGCTTTTATTTTTTCATTTAATGATCCAGGTACTTTCATATTATCTATTTCCTTATGAATTACCATGGGTTCTTTAAAACGAAGAAATATTTTACTCTGGTTCATCTTTTGATTTCTTATAGAATAAACACATATTTAAAATCAAGTATAAAGATATTTCCAAAAATATCCAAAAAATCTATAATCTATAATCTATAATTTTATATCTATAATTTTATATCTATACATATAGTAAAATATTCAAAATATTAAATATTCGAAATAATCGAAATAATCGAAATAATCGAAAAAAATGAATCAAGTTTTAATTTATATAATTACAATTGTTTTATTTATTGCAGTGGATGCGCCCTATCTATATTTAAATGCGGATATGTATAAAACTAAAACAATGGCTATTAGCGGTAAAGATTACACCAAACGTTATTATTCTGCTGTAATTGTATACTTGGCTCTTGCACTAGGTATAGTTGTTTTAGTATTGCCTAGAATAAGAAATACCAGTAATACATCATTACAAACTCGTATTCAAGATGCAATTCTTTATGGAGGAGCATTTGGTCTAGCTTCATATGCCACTTTTGATTTCACAATGCATTTTATGTTTGACAAATGGGATTTAGGAGTTAGTATTATGGATAGTATTTGGGGAGGGATACTATGTAGTATAGTATCATTAATAATTAGTTATTTGTAGGTATTACTTGTAGATTTATATTTTCGTTATATATTTTTTATTTTTTTCATTTTATATAGTAACCATTCTATATCATAAATATATTACATTTATAGTATTTCTCACAAAATGGGAAATGATAATAGTAAAACTACTATCGAAAATCAACAATTAATTATGCAATTACAACAACAATTATATCAACAATCATTACAAAACCAGAACCAGAACCCGCAACACCCGCAGCACCCGCAACACCCTAAAGGACATAATCAACTGTATCCGCAACCGAATAGAACTAATCCTATACCAAATAAAAGTGATGGTTTAAATAAAATATTATCAATATTAGCAAATAAGGAATTAATGATGAAAATAGAACAGAAGCCGGGTGCCAAGCGCAAATTACTAGAGAAATTGCTCAATGAATATAGACATATTATGACAAGTAACCAGGTTTTACGAATATCGCAAGCTCTTAATAGTCTTCCACCAGAAGATAATAATGATACAACTAAATATGCTTTTCAAAATGTATATGAAAATAGGGATAATAGGGAATCATTAGGTTTTAATCAGGGTACAACACCTAGAGATAATACTAGTCGACAATTACAAACTATGCAGCAATTAAATACTATTGATGCGCTTACAAAACATTATAAGACTGAGGCCGAAGAAGAGGAGGCGGCTTTTAAAATAGAGGAAGAGCGTCGGCGAAAAGATTTTGCCGAAAGGCAAAGGCAGCGCCGCCTCCACTATCAAGCTAGTTTGACTGAATTAGAAAAATCGGATATAGATTCGTTGCGCCTTTTTCAGTTACAGAAAAATTACACTATAGATGACTTGAAAATTGCTTATAAGAAATTGGCAATGAAGACTCATCCAGATAAAACAGGAGGCAACGCCGAACAATTTCAATTAGTAACTAAATGTTACATGTCCCTTTTGGAAAAATACAAAAATAGGGAAAGTGATAAGTCATTTAATGATTTAAGAAGTGGTAGTAAATCATATATTGATGAACAGAATGGAGTTGGTTCTGGTAGAACTGGTAATACTGGAGATCGATCTGGAAATGGGAAGACTGTATCCAATTCTAAATTGCAGGCTATAGAACCTGGACCTACAGTACAAAAAGATAAGTTTGATAATAAATTATTTAATAAGATATATGAACAGAATAAACTATGGGAATCGGGTGATGATGGATATGGCGATTGGTTAACCAGTAATCAGGATGATGAGGCACCAGAAGTATTTGGTAAGAAATTTAATATAAATGTTTTCAATACTACATTTGAAGGTCACAAGGATAAATTAACCGCCCAAAGTGGCGCAATACAAGAATTCAAGGAACCGCAAGAATTAGTATCTAGCTCAACCGGTTTTACAGATATAGATATTTTTGCGCGGAAAGTCAATGATTTTAGTAAGCCATTGCCTATTGTTGGTAGTGGTGGGAGTTCTAAAGCAGACCTGGCATATACTGATTTAAAAACGGCATATACTAGTCGCGGTGCATTTATAGATCCAAATAAAGTAGAATATAAGACATATAATAGTATTGATGAATTAAAGCGAGATCGGAGCGCCGTTAGATATGATATGACTCCAGAACAAATGAGAGATTATGAATTACGTAAAAGGCGTGAAATAGAAGAAGAAGAAAAGAGACAAGATGTAATAAGGCAAAGGGACAATATAGTGGCCAATAGCTATACTAAAATACATGAAAAAATGTTGGGCTATAGGGGTAATGCTAGTTATTAGGATACTACTAGAATACTATTACAATATCATACTAACGTATTAACATTGATCATATGAATTTTTTAATGTACATTGTGGGAGTGTAGTTTGAGCATTTTGCGAAGATGTTACACGTGGATTTAATTTAGCCCTATAATTAACATTAATTACTATCATTGAAATAAATAATATTAGCATAAAAAATAGAAACATTATTACTACCATAAAATTAAAATCATCATAATCATCTAGAATCATTTTATAATTAATTAACTTTTATAGTTATTAATATATATATTTATATTATTTATATTATTTATATTATTTTTTTGTTTTATTCTATATTCTATATTATATATTCTATATTCTATATTTCTATTTTTTCTATTATAAGTGGATTTATTTTTTGTAATAGAGATTCTGGAACTCTATCAATTATAATTTTTTCAATAACTGTTAAATTCATAATATGTAACTTACCAGTTGTAATATAACATATAAGTTTATCAATAATAGTAATTGTATCTTCAATATGTTTTTTAGTTATTTTTGTAATATCTTCAATCTTATGAGTAGATATTTGTAAATCTAGATACAAGGCAAACATAATTTTATATAATTTTCTAGTTTCATAAGGCATACTTATTATGTTTCCAGAACCTAAATATTTATCTGAAATGAAATATACATGTCCATTAATCTCTATATCATCATTTGCCTTTATTTTTAATGATTTATATTCTTTATTACTATGTGTATTACTATGTGTATTACTATGTGTATTACTCATTTTATGTAATATTTTTATGGATACTATATCTTAATTATTTGTGTTTGTTTAAGTTGTAAAAAAAAACTATGTTTATAATAAACTATATATAATAATAATCTATATAATCCTAAAAAATGTCAGTTTCACTTATAGATACAATTAAGATATTCATCAATACGTTAGTACGTATTACTCCTGTAGGATTATATGCCGGATCTGCTATGTCTGGAATTGTATTTAATGACTTTAGAGGCCTTCTATTATTTGGTGGTTTTATAGGTAATGAATTACTAGGTCTAGGTTATAAAATGGTTTTACACGGTGTTAGTAATCCTCAATGCGCCCTTACATATTCAGAAACGGGAACACCCTTTGTACTTCCGAGTCCTATATCACAGACAATAGGTTTTTTTCTAGGATTCTTCTTTATGGATATGTATTATGAAAATACTTTTAGTCCTTTAAAATTCTTTGTATTAACATTCTTACAACTTATTACTATATATTCTAGAATGAATGTAGGATGCAAAACATTATTAGATGCTGTATATTGTTCACTAATAGGTTTGTTATTTGGTGTTGTTTATTATAGTCTAGTACAACCTTATTATAAAGCTGATTACTTAAATGAAACACTTACAGAGGCAAGTAATGATATTAATAATTTCTTTTCAATAAATTGATTAGTGGAATATTATAATGGAATATTATAGAGGTAAATAATATAAATACATATATAGATATATTATAAAATGAATTGGATAATAATTATAATATTTATATTATCTATATCTTTTTTTCTAATCACTAAATATTATTATCTTAAGAAGACACTCAAAAATGAGAATATAGAAGCATTTGAAACAGAAATCTCTCTTACACCTACACAAAAATTATTAAATACACATGGTCTAACAATAAAATATTTAACATCGCATCAAGCTAAAAAACTTATTGTAAAAAATGGTGAATATTTACAAGGGATGAATCAAGCGAATTTAAGCGCCAGAGGTTGTACTAGTCTAGATGATCTATATAATAAATATATAAATGCATTTGATGATATAACACCAGATGAACAGAAAAAAATAGACAAATTTATATTTGAGCTATTAAATAATGTAAAACAATATAAGAGTTCATATTATAATTATATTGTAAAATGGCTATCAATAATTAGTTTTGCAAAGGCAAAGAGTTGGCTAGAGGCCGGTATGCCTCACACACTAGATAATACAATAGTAATGGATGCCGATTGGTTCACTAATCCTCGTAAAACAACATTACTACATGAAATTACACATGTTCATCAAAGGAATACGCCTCTAGATTATGAAGATTTATATCCCTCTCTGGGCTATTTATATAATCCTGTAGATATTAGAGGTATGGATTCCATATATCCATTGAATCGTAACAACCCAGATGGTACATCTAAATACTGGTTATGGGGTAATGGCAATACATATTGGTGGATTGGAGCTATTTTTACAACAGTAAATCCAGATAAATTAACAGATATAAATATGGTAGCATTAACTCTAGATAGAGATAAAGAAGGTAATTTTTACTATCTTAAGCAAAATCCTACTCCTCTTAGTAATTTAAAAGAATTTATATTATTTTTTGGTGAAAATCCAAATAATTATCATCCTAATGAAATGACTGCGAAATTTGCAGAGTGGTATCTGGCAGATATATTAAGAGATTCTTCAAGTAAGTGGACCGAATATAATAAATATGAAGGGTACAAGATATATAAAAAATATTTTGAAAATATGATGAATAAATATTACTAATTAGAATGATACTTATATATATCTTTTTTAGGTGCTGTTTTTGGAGATAACAATGAAAATATATTTGTACCTATACTTTTTCCTTTACGTTGAGCATAAAATGATTTACGAGATACTGATTTAAGCTTATTAGCAATCATATATTTTAAAAACTCTATATATGCTATTTTCCTACTACTTTCACCTTGTGGAGTTAATTTTAAAGAAGGTGATAAAGATAATTTGCTTATATCATGTTTTGGATATACATATAGTTCTATAATTAAAGTATGAACTCTACCATTTTTTAATAATGGTGATTTATAAAAAAATATTGATTTTGATTTTGATTTAAAACTATATTCTGCGAGCCAATATATTTTTTTCTTATTATTTTTTATATTTTCGTACATCATTATTATATATCTATCAGTATATTTAAGTTTTATATATGGTTCTTTATCTATATCTGTAATATTTAATACTGTTTTACCTACATTATCAATATTTATTTCTGGATTAGTCATATTATTATATTTAAATATAACTGTCATTGCACCTTCTGGTGATGATTTACTCGTAAAAGAATTTATTAATTTTTCACCAGGAAAATAACTTTTAAGGTTTTTACCTGCAACAGGTTTATATATAGAATTACGAATTGAATTTAATATACCCCCACCATTTTGTGTTTGTATATTTCCATATTTCTTTGTTTTCTTTCTAGAATATGAGTTTTTAATTGTTTTTTTAATTATTTTTTTAATTGTTCTTTTATTTCTATTTAACATTTTATATTTACTATCTATATTTATTTTACATATATTTTTAATATATAATTATAATAGATTTTTATTACTAATTATAAGACATTCATTATAATATAAATTTATATCTGTCATATTATAATTCTTTAACATTTTATCATTAATATTATTATCATTACATAATGATTCTAGCAATATAGATTTATATATACTATTATCATTATTACTATTACTAAAACTATTTTTATTATTATCATTATCTAATTCTATATTACTTAATGCATATTTAGTAGTTTTATTAGATGTTGCTAGAACCAAACAATCATTACCAAATTCAAATTTATTTCCAAAATAATCATTAATACTAATACTTTTTATACTATATAAAATTGTAATATTAAATGTTAATTTATTAAATTCACAAGCTTCTAGAGGTGAAAATTCTATATCTCTATATTTAGTTTTACAATTGGTTCCCAATTTTATAGCAAATCTCTTTAAATTACTTTCTATTGTAAATTCGTCATTATTGCCTTCTATTGTACCTATATTTGCCCTATGTTTACCTTCCTTATAAACTGATATGAATGCTCCTAAATTTTTATTATACACTTGGCAATTTACGGGGGCAATTAAACCATTACTACCCCTACAAAATTGATTATATAATTGTTCTTTTACAAATTCTAGTAGTGCTATTTTTTCATATTCTGAAAATAGATTTTCAATCTTACGTCCTTTTTTAAAATCTATACCATATTGTGTTGTAAATATGATACCTACATAGCTAATTGAACTTTGTCTATTATCAGTTAAATTAAGAGTTGAAGTTATATTTGATATATTGAAGTCACCTATAGAATTTAAATTTTTAATATTTGTAATATTTGCAATATTTGCATTATGATTAGATGTATAATATGATGTAATACGAGGATATAGTATTTTCTTATTTTGTGTAGATTTCATTATTGTCGAAGCCATATTATCACAACTACTATCTGATGAAGATGATGAAGAATAATCTGATACTCCAGAATAAATATTTAGTAATTTTGCCGTAAAATACATTGCCATAGTTCCACAAGAAGGTGCATTTTGTATAAATAATATATCATCGATTTTCTTACTAGGTGTCCTAATACCATTTAACTCATCATATATAAATTGTAATATGGAGTTATCTTGTTTTCTAATATTTTGAGATATATATGAATTAATTTTATATTGATAATCACCATTTACATGTGAAAAATCACTAGTACATATTAATACTGTATTATTACTCTTCATTAATTCATTTAAATAGGTCAATATTACTCGAATACAATCGCAATTGCGTTTTGTCGATAAATCTAGTTTATTACTAATTAGAATGGGTAATATTAAGGGGGATGTGCTAGAGGGTGATCTGCTAGAGGATGATGTGTCATTCCTTACTATTTCTTCTATAAAAGGTAATTGATTATAAAATGCATGTTCCGTATTAAATAAATTATCATCAATTTGTAGATAAGCTTTTAATTTTTCTATACTTGGTATATCTATTTTCAATGGATGATGACCTATATAGCTTTCAATATGAGTATATGATGTACTAACAAAACTATTAGATGTTGAATGATTAGTACATAATAATATGATACGTTTTATAGAGTGGCTAGATTGGGTACGTCCTAATAATTGATAGTATGCTGATGCCGCACAGATACCAGAGGACTTAATACCATCATGTGGTACTATAATACCTTTTATTGTATCTGGATGTACATTTGAATTTAAATGCTTTTTAGATATGAAGAATAATTTTTTAATATATATATCTAGACTAACTTTTTTTTCATTTCCAGTTTCAAACCATGATGAATTATATGGTGGTTTATATAATCTGATAGTTTCTGATAATTTGAGTTTTTTGGAAGGATTTAAATTTAAATTTTGCTGTTTTATATATGTTAATAGATTTATACTCATCTATATATCATCGATGTTCATATATATTATATAACTAAATTTAGATAATGTTTTTATTTATAATAAATCTAATAGTAATAATAATAGTAATAATAGTAATAAAATGTCTAAAACAAAAAAAATAAGATCAAATGATTCTAGAACCAGATCTTCTAGAAACACATCTTCTAGAACAAGTAAATCATCTAATAAAAATATTAAACGACCAAAACAATATATAGGATGTCATGCTAGTATTGCCAATGGAATTTTAGAAGGAGTTAAATATGTAGAAAGTATTGGAGGTAATGCTCTTCAAATATTCCTTGGAAGTAATCGTTCCGCATCTCTTAAAACAAAGCATAAGTTTCGTGATCCTGGAGAAATTGCCGAAATTAAAAACTATATTACTGAAAATAAAATATGTTTAATAATTCATTCTATATATTTACTTAATTTCTGTAGTTTTCCCCCAAACAGCGGACGTATTCAATATATGCATCAAAATATACAGTATGATTTGAAATATGGACAGATGTTAGGAGCAAAGTGTGTAGTATTACATACCGGTTCCAGTCGCGAGTTACCTGTTGAAGAAGCTATTAAAAATATGATTGCTAATGTAAATCATATTATTGGTCATATGCCAAAAGGGATTATGTTATCATTGGAAACTTCTGCTGGGAAGGGGAAGGAAATTGGATGGAATTTAGAGGAACTTGCCCAGATATGGAAAGGTATTAGGCATGGGAATGGAAATGGCAAGGGGGTTCAGAGGGTAGGTATTTGTATTGATACGGCTCATATATTTGTAAGCGGATATGATATTTCTAATGTAAAAGGTATTACTGACTATATGAAAAAGTTTAATTCCTTAATAGGATTAAAATATATTACTAATTTTCATATTAATGATAGTCGATATCCGGTGGGTGCTAGAAAGGATGAACATAGGGGACTTGGTCATGGACTAATATATAATACTGAGGAAGGTAAAAAAGCTTTAAAATATATAAAAAAAATGGCATCTTCTCTTAAGATACCGATAATATTGGAAACTCATGGGGCAGGTGGCAAGAGTAGGGGGGACGAGGAAGGAGGACAGGGCGCGAGGGGAGAGGAGGACGGGTACAAGGAGGACATCAATCTACTGAGAGTTCTGTAGATTTGGGCAAGATAAAAGACGTTGTGTTGATTGTCTTGAAAATAACACTACCTTCTTAAGAGGAGGTTGATTTTCTTTATCCTCTGTAATTACAGAATCTTCCTCAGAATCTTCCTTAGCTTTCCTCTTCTTAGGAAGTTGGGAAAGTACATGATCGACTGTAAGAGAACCAAGAAAGTCTAAAACCATTTTCCTTCGCGCAGGGAAAATCTCAATCTTTCCAATCGTATTCACATATACGATCAGTTCCCCGATGATTGTCTCCAAAGATGTTTCGATCTCTTCCTCGAAAAATCGGTATCCCTTCAAAAATTTGGCTGCATCCACAAGGGATTCCATAATTTTTTGAAGAAGATCATCTTTATCTTCAGGGTAATGACTAACAACATCAATGGAAATCATTGTAATCATTTCTTTTAGAAACATTGCAATTAAATCTTCTAGAGGAATCAAATTACATCCAGAAAATCTGAAGATTTTTTTAGGATTCGCCATAGTAAATAATATATTTAAATTATTTATAACAGAAAAAGTAATATTCCATTTACCTCTATAAATAATTCAATTTTTGTCTGTTTTATAATTTTTTCCAAAATAAATTTTATATAAAAAAATAAAATACACTACATATACATAATAATCATAATAACAATACCAATAATACTATCAAGACTTCTTTTGTAAATCTCTAACAATTAAATCCACTAAAGTATGATTCGCTGCCTTTTTTGCTCCAGGGTAACCTTTGGTAGCGGCTTTTCGATATTGTATTATGGCTTCCTCTAGATTTTTAGGTATTCCATTACCTTGTAAATAGCAGTTGCCTAATGCCATTAATGCTTTAACATATCCTTGGTCGGCTGAGGATTGATACCATAATATCATATTTTGTTTATTTTCACAATCACAAGTACAATCTTTATATTGATTACCCATTAGAAATTGAGAAACCATGTGTCCTTGACATGCCGCTTTATAACACCATTTTAAAGAAGTATCAATACATTGATCAACACCTTTACCCTTTCTATAGCATACTCCTAAATTATATTGGGCTTCCATGTGCCCGTTTTCAGCGGCGGCCTTAAACCATTTAAATGCTTCATCATCTGATTTATTAACACCATATCCATGTATATAAGAATATGCCAAATAATACTGAGCATCTGGATAACCTAATTTAGCAGCAATAGATAACCATATAAAGGCGTTTTCCATTTTATTATTTTTATGATAATATTTAGCAAGAGTTAATTTATCTTCTGAATCCCCGTCTCTAGCATTCTTAAGTAATTTTTTCTCAATTTCATCCATCTTTATCACTCAATACTATTACTCAATACTATTACTCAATACTATATTACTTTACAAACAAAAACAATAAAAAATCAATTTTATATTTATATTCATCTTTTTTCTCTCTTTCTATCACTTACATTTACAATAACGAACTGGACAAATTAAAGAATTTATATGATATATATTACATAATTGTTCGAGTATTTTAACACGTTCCTCTTTACTTAATGACAATTCATTATTATAAAATAAATTGTAATTAGATTCTAGAAGGATATCATTATAGCAATCATATCGTTCTAATTTATGATTATTTTCATAATACTTAAATGATTCATAATTATCATTACAAAGCTCTGTTCGTAAATCTACATTATTATCGCTACTAATACTGCTATTTCTACTGCTATTTCTACTGCTTCTACTACTGCTACATCTACTACTTCTACTATTGCTATTTTTTTTATTACTTTTCATAATAGGTTCGCTAGAGCATCTTTTTTTACGAGGTGGTTCATCTGGATCTATTATCATATCACTATTCATATCGCTATTCATATCGCTATTCATATATAAATTATAACATGATGTAGATTTTTTACTAGCGCTAGATATAAATACTAAAGATTCATCTTCTAACATATCTCTATCAAAGTTATCTTCCAACTTCAAATCGGTAAATGATATTAATTCTGGCATATCAGAATAATCATACTCATCATCACTACCATTATTACCGTTACTACCGTTACCTTCCATTTTATATTTATTTATGTATTACTTACTTATTTTATATATAAAGATATAAAGATATTTACTTATATAAGTATAATTAGTTTTTATATATCAAAATATAACATAATATATTTATAAATAAACCTTCTTTCTAGAATAGAAATGTATAAATCTATTACAACTAGAACAAAAGAGCAAAGGCAAAATGAGGTACGTACTATTATAAAAAAACTCAATGAATTACATCTTAATACAGGATATGATGCTATTAAAACTTTATTTGAAAATATGAAAACTTATATTAATGATGATATTAAGATTGACATAGATATACCTTTTCCAGATATGAATGTAAATATTAAAGGTGTTCTAGAAACAGATATTAAGAAAAAAGTATGGGTTAAACTAACAGCTTTTTAATAACAAGCCGTGCCAAAAATTTCCCGAAGGGTAACATTTAATATTTCTTTTATAAAATTTCCCGAAGGGTACAAGGGAGCTCGAGGGGCTGAAGCCCTCGTAAAGGGAGCTCGAGGGGCTGAAGCCCTCGTTAGGGATTCGCTATGGTAACTCTATCACTAAGCAATTTACTAATAAATTCATAGCGCTCCCAATTACTACATCCTCCTAGGCCTCTAATTATATTAAGAAAATCAATATCTTGATTATTACCTACTAATTGATCATAATTAGGAACTAAATAAGACCCTATCCTTTCTGGATATTTGTTTTTAGGTTTTATATTTTTTGCCTCTTTTGCTTTGGTTTCAGTAGCGTGTTTTTCCATATAATTAGTACTATTCTTCCCTTTTACTATATCATAATGAAAAATTTTATAAGTAATTGGTTGATTTATTACATTATATCCACTTTTAACAAAACGCTCCGCAATAGCATTATCACATCCTAGAAATCCCAGTTCAAAATCATAACTATTCTTATCAGTACTATCAATATTCACGGGGGTTTTAAATAACCATGCATCTTGCGTATTAGCATGATACATTCTTGCAAAATTATCATCCATCTTAATCACTTTTTTTCCATTAGATAATATATCAAATTCATGTCTAGATTGCGCATATACGAAACCATCATTTAGCCTTCCGCGGATTAAATCCCAGGGCGATTCCGAATCTAGGAAGATGTCTAAATTTACAATACACCAATAGTTATTGCTTTCATTAGGTACAGGTACATCTGCACCTACATCTACACTTACACTTTTTTCATTAGCATATCTAATCGCCATATCAAAAGTCAACCACTTATTACCTGGATTATTTACAAAATGATATTTAGGACCTAAACTACTACTAGGAATATCACCAAGCAAGCCCTCACCAAAGTCATGTATAGATTTTACATATGGATTTTCAAAATTTTTCCTAATACAATATTCTAGCTCCGTTAATCTATCTAGATTAGTTTCCTTATAACTTTGTAATATAATATTAATAAATGGTTTAGGTGTTAATAAAGTTTCCTGTAAGTTTGAAAAATATGTATTCCACTTTTCACTTTGTATGCTTTCTGTAAATTTGGCCGCCTGCTGTAATCCAAATTCAACACGCTTATTTACAGAAGAACCCTCATTTTTCTTAATAAATTGTATTTTTTCGTATAAACTGCTTTCAGTATTTTCAATAAAATTAATGCCTCCGCCACCTAGCTCTTTAAATATTTCATTCTTAATTGCTATTACAGGAACACTTCTTACAAATGCCTCAAAAATAGGTAGCCCAAAACCCTCATATAGGCTAGGACATACAAAACATAGGGCATTTTTATATAAGGCATTCAATAGAGCATCTGGAACCTTTGATAAATATAGGATATTTCCTTCGACATTATAACCATTTGGAAATTGTTGACTACATAACATTATGATAGGTACAGGATTATTTAACATTGTAGATAATTCTTTACCATATTTACAACCTAGACTCTTTATAAGTGATATATTCTTATAAGGTTCATTATTAGATGCCATCGCAAATATATAGGATTGTGGTTTAACTTTATTATTTCTTAGTAATTCATCATTATATGTTGTAGAATTATTTGTAGTATTTGTACTATTGTATTCTGGAATAGCATTATAAATAATTTCAACTGGATAATTATCATTTTTAATATGAGGATAAAACTTTATTAAATCATCTTTACTAGTTTTGCTAATTGTAATAAATGATGAAGCATTTCGTATTGCTTTATCCTTCTGCTTCCACATATTAGTAGGTGCTAATTTAAATACTTCTGGAATCATATCATGGATCAATAATACATTTGGAATTACAGTAGTATAAGTATAATATGTAGATATGAATATATCAAATTTATGGACTTTACATAAATGATTTAAATAATCTACATCCTGGTTCATAGTCATATAATTAAATTCATTTATTTGTAAAACTTTATATTTCTTATCAATATTCAATTCCGGCTTAAATTTATAGCCATTAGGATTTAGATTACCATTAGAAAAACTTCTTTGTAATATGGTAATTTCATAGGTATTAGTTGTAGTACTTGTAGTTGTAGTAGTTGTAGTATTTCCAGGCAAATTCTTAAATAATGTTTCCCATACTCTGGTAATACCACTATATGACATTTGAAAGAATATTGTATCAATAGCAATTGATATTGGTTTATTTTTTTGTAAAGCCATTTTATATTTATTATAATAGTTATAATAGTTATTCCAGATATGTATTTATATTATTTATATAATTATAAGTATTCTTTATCTTTATTTTTTTACAATATAAACATTATTTATAATACATAATAAAATATACTTATTCCAGAACAAAAATATATAATTGTACTATATTCATACTTTATTCATACTATATTTATCCAAATATGTCTCTGGAACAACCAGTAAAAGATAAGCTTAAATTAGGATTTCTCAATTCTATATCTGGAGAATGGTTTAATTATAATTCTGATAAATTAGAGATTAGTAAAAGTATTAAAGATGTAGATTATGTTATTTATGAAAGTAATGGTGATCCAATACATATAATTGAAAAAATAAAATATGTATATCCAAAAGATAAGCTTGTATTTATTCTAAGTGGAGATCAAAGTGGTCATATTGATAATGAATGTGTATGGTTTACTAATGCTGTTAAACCTAGTGGGCTGGCTGCCAAGCAGACCCAGATATTTGTCACTAATCCAGCCATCTTTAAATTTTATGAAAATAAAATAAAAAATATTACAGATTATGATATAACTAGTTTAATGAGACAAACTGATATTTATTTTAAGGGAACTATATGGTCAGGGATGCGTACTGATATGTATAGGGAATTTGTAAATAAACCTAATTGCTCTATTATTGCTAATAATAATTATTGGAAATGGAGGTGTGAATCACCTGTTAAACCTACACAAAAACAATTAGAGGAAACAGCATATGAATCATATAATGATATTTTAAATTCTAAATTGTGTCTTTGTCCAAAGGGTAATGGAAATAGTAGTATGCGTATTATTGAAGCTCTAGCATGTGGATCTATACCTATATTAATTAATGATTTCAGCGCGCCCTTTGGTATGTCGTGGGGCGGTAGTGATGCTTTTTGCCTAGTATTTGATACTAATAAACATACATGGGAATATATATATGATGAATGTATGAGATTAATTAATAATAGAAAGAGATATGATATTATGTGTCAAATGGGAAAAACATATTTTGAAAATATTATATATGGTGATTCCAAGCTGAATGGATTTAAAATGTATAATAATATTGATACTGTTTGCTTTGGATTTAGTAAAATTATTATTGATAAACTTATAGATATGAAGAATAAAAGAAAAATATAAAAGAATAAAAAGAATAAAAAGAATAAAAAGAATAAAATAATAAAACTAATAAAAAAATTATAGTAATTATGTTTTTAGATTTTTTTCATTTTTCATCCTCCATATTACATTAGAATCGTGGATTATAATAATTCATATATGTTCTAGGTATATTTGCGGTAGTATTACTAGTTGTATTACCAATATGTGCCATATTACTAAATGCTTGTAATAAAGGATTCAAAATAGGATTCATATTGTTAAAGAATCCATTAACTTGTGTATTTATATGATCAGCATTTATTCTAGGAGCAGTATTAGAATTATTAGTAGTATTATTAATTATAGAATTTATCCATGGTGTAGCTGTATTTACAAAATTATGAATATCATTAATAATAGGCTCTGTATTTAGTCCAGATGTCATATTAGATGTATAAGTATGTACATGAATAAAATTAGGCTCTGGAATATGCTCATTTCTAGAATCTTCAGGTTCATTCATAGTTGAAGACATTAAAGGAGGCATATCATGATCATCTATAATTTCATATTCATTTGTACTGCTTGTAGCTGAAGCAGTAGGTGAATCGGAAGAACTAGACGTTTCATTATTATTACTATATAATTCATAAACACGTTCTGGATTATTTGGATCATACTCAATATAATCATCATATTGATCATCATAATCATCATCATAATCATCATCATAATCATCCTCCTCCTCATCATTATAGTTCTGGTAATTATGATTATAGTCAACATTATCAATCATTTCATTTATTGTATTTGAAATTGCTGATGTAGAAGATGTATTAGATGTAGATGATGTACTTGCCGTAGTATTAGATGTATTTAAATCATATCTACAACAAGGGCATGTTGTATGATCATTAAGCCATATATCAATACATTCAATATGAAATATATGATTACAATTATTAATAGATCTACATATTACATTAGTATCAAATGGAACTTGACATATAGAACAAGAATCCGGAATATTAGGAATATTAGAAATATTAATATCACAAAATCGCGATACATTTGTAAGCGTATTAATATTAGATAATGGTATACCTTCATTATCATCATCATTATCATTATTATTACGTAAATTCATTACACTTTCTATTATACCTAAACGAGGAATTCCAGATTGATTTCCATATATAGTCATATGAGTATTCCAATTTGCTGGATTAGGTATATTACCATCATTAATTAAATTTCTTACTAAATTAGGTATTGAATTAGCTATTTCAGTAGGTAATTGATTTGATGATGAATTATGTATTCTATTACTAAATATATCAAATGTACTTGGAATAGGTATTGTTGTATTCCTTAGATTTGGTAATGACGAACTTGTAACTGGTGACGTTGATGGTTGACTTGGTGTTATTGTATATCTAGCTATAGGTGTATCTGTAGTTGTAGTTGTATTTGTAGATGGATTTATAAGTGTAGCTGTAATTCTAGTTGTAGATGTATCTTGAGATGTACTTGAAGGTGTAGGTGTAGGTGGATCTCTTGGAATTTCTGATTCTACATTTATTGTAGTAGTTGTATTACTTGTATCACCATTATTTGGTCTTAAAATTGGATTAGTATTATATAAATTATGATATGGATTATAATATGAATTATAATATGAATTATAATATGGATTAGTATATGGATTGGAATAAGGATTATAGTATGAATTAATATGATGATTATGATGATTCGTATGATGATTCGTATGATGATTCGTATGATTAGTATTATATAATTGTCTATATACCGATAATGGTATATAATGTTTTTCAACTATTATTCTAGGTTCAATAGGTAAATTATTCATTTTGCATAAATAAGTTATATAAGTTATACAAGTTATTTATGTTATAACAATATATAGATTTGTTATGTTTAACTTATAATATTTGCAAAATTTATTATCAAATATAAAAAATTGATTTAAGATTAGATAAATTATAATTTAAAAAAAAGTAAATTTAATAATAGTAGATAATAAGATAATAACATAATAAATACTATATATTATATACTATATACTATATAAAGATTGTAAAATGTCTCGAAGTGGTATTCGTAATAATGGTAATGAATGTTTTATGAATTCTTCTTTTCAAATTCTTGCATCCAGTCCATTTATACAAGAATTTATGAGTCGTTATAAAACAGATGACACCAAGATATTTGCAATTATTAATAAGTTTAATCTTGGTAAATTTAAAGCAGTCGAGATTAAAGAAGAATGTACTAAAATCATTAGAGAACATAGTAATTCTTTAGATGCTAAAGAAAAATCCATATTAGAACATATAATTAATCATAGTGCCGATATATTTATCTATATTGCATTCAAAGATATAATCAATAAATTAACTGAAAAAAAAATACAGGTAATAAATAATTCCCTATTTCATTCTATTGGTAAGGAATTAACTACAGAAATTAATTATGAACACTTATTTAATGGAGACCAACATGATCCACATGAATTCATCTGTTATATATTAGATAGACTTCATAAATCAAAGCAATCTAAAGTTAAAATATCATTACCTCCTAATATTGACGAATTAGATATATATTCCAAATTGTATCATACTCATTTTAAATCAAGATATGAAAATGATTATTCCTATTTTGTAAAGAATTTCTACTATTATATGTTAAATTGTGTTGAATGTTTCAAATGTAAGAATAAAACCTACGAAGTATGTCCTAATGAAAGTCTATGTGTATCAATACCTACTATTGAAAGTCAGGACAATATTTCTTTAGATGATTGTTTAAATGATATGTTTAAAGTTGAAATTATCGATTACAAATGTGAAAAGTGTGGTAATAATGAGGATAATCGTATTGAAAAGAAAATACTTTCCAAGCCTAAAACACTTATTATTAAGATAAAAAGATATATCCAACAGAATACATTTATGGGTGTTAGATTAGTTAAAAATAATAAAATGGTATATTATCCAGAGATTATAAATATAAATCAACATATTTGTGGACAAAAAAGCTGTAATTATGAACTATATGGTATTATTAATCATACTGGAGGATTAAATGGAGGACATTATTATTCATTTGTAAAGGAATTGGATTCCATAACTGGAAAACATAAAGAAAATTGGATATCTTGTAATGACTCGCGGGTTAATAATATAACAGACCAAGAAGCTATGACATCGCAAAATGCATATATATTATTTTACAACCTTATACAATGAATAAAATTATGAATAATTATATGAATAAATTATCATATGAATAAATTATCATATGAATAAATAATCATATTTTTTTATATTTTTTATATTATATTTTTTTGTATTATATTTTTTGTATTATATTTTTTTGTATTATTAAATCTAATAAAATATATAATATATCTATAATATATAGTAAATCGTAAATATCAAAAGTAACAACTAATATAATTAAATATTATTTTATATTTATATAAATCAAAATGTTACCTTATCAATTACCTGGCGAACCAAATTTTCTTTTAATAGGTATATCCGCTGTTTTCGGTCTATTTGTAATTATTATTGTTTATTATATATTTATTAGTAAAAATAAAAATAGTAATACATATTCCAAAAATGTTCAAGAAATTAGTCAACAAGGAGATAGAGTTGTAGCTAGTCCTACAAATACAGGTTCTTTAGCAAAAACTGCGGCATCTGTTCCTATTAATAGTGGAGGTATCTATAATCCTAAACCAACAGTAACTACATCTAATACAAATCCTATTCAAGTATTTAATATTAAAGAAAACATATATACACTAGATGATGCTCCTGGAGTATGTGGGGCTCTAGGTGCTAATGTAGCAAGCATGTCTCAACTAATTGATGCTCATAAGAAGGGTGCTGACTGGTGTAATGTAGGATGGACTAAAGATGGTCTAGCAGCATATCCTATTCAAATGTCTACTTGGCAAACTCTTCAAGATAATGAACCTGGTAATCGTAATATTTGCGGATCACCCGGTATTAATCTTGTACGCAATGATCCTAACCTTCTTTATGGAGTAAATTGCTATGGTGTTAAACCCAATCCTAAAGGTAATGAACTTATTAAAGGTGCAATTGTTAGTGATAAACAGGCGGCAATTAATGCTAAAATTTCTCAGTTTCAAAAGAATATTAATAACATTGGTGTTGTTGCATTTAATGCTGATAGCTGGAGCGCATAGATGTATTATAATGCAAACTCTTTTATTTTTATAATTTGCGTTGTTTTTTTAAACTATTTTTCTTTAATTTTTTAGGGTAATTTTTAGCCTTATTCTTAGTAGTAGAACCAGAACCAATACCACAATTACATTTTGGTTTTGTAAATATTAAATTATTACTGGTAATAAGTTGTATCATTCTATTGTATATATTACATATACATATATTACATAACTTATTAGAAAATAAAAAATATAAAAATAATAAAATAATAAAAATCTTAGAAAATCAAATATGTAAATTATACATATAACTCATACAATATTACCATTTTCAATAATATAATTAGACATAAATTTTGGTTTTAGCATAGGAAATAAATTGTAGATATTCAATTTACTAATACCATTACCATTACTATAAGTACTACCATTGGTACTATTAGTATTTTGCTTATTCGAGGAATCAATATTTATTACAATACAATCAAGATTAACTTGTGTATTTGTATTTGTATTTGTATTTGTAGCTCTAGAATCATATTCAGGAACATATTCATAACCATATGTTATTCTTGTTCCAGAACTAGTTATAAAATTAGGTATTTCAATAATTACATAATCAGACATGATTTTATTACTTTGATCTATATTACAATACAAGAATCAATCTTATTTTTAAGTTATATTATTGAACATTTACAAATATAATTTCAATTTTTACCATATTTACAAATAAATATCTATAATTATTTATAAATTATTTAAAAATTCTGGTGGGCTTTAGCCCACCTAGCTTTTAGTTAAGTTTTGGCAAAACTTAGTTGGTGAAGGCCAATCCCGCCATACCACTCAATACTCGCAACACATTATAATTAGTAGCATAAATACGACACTTCGCCGTATCAGTATTACCTTGTGTAACAGGTGATGTATATGTATTATTAGTAATAGTCAATAATAATTGAGCTATATCAACCCTTGAAAAATTACAGGTACCGCTAGGTTGGTGTTCTTCTGGTTTAAAAGCGAATGAATAAACATTAATACCAGTAGCTGGGCAATTTTCATGGCATTCCTGAGGGATTACTGTATTAAAGTAGCGACCCTCGCGCTCTGATAACCTATCATGACCATTAAGTTGTATTTTTGCTATTGCCGTAGGATTTTCACCTGAATCGAAAACTGGTAAGTGGGAATTCCAGGCACGTGAAGATACATTAGAAGTAGTTCCAAATAAATCATCAAAAAATAGTCCCGATATATTAGAAGTTGTTTGACCATATTGACCGGCAGTAGCAACACTACCATTAGCAGTTCCACTCATAGGTAAACTGGAATACCAATTGCCAGAATTGAAAGCGGCAGTACCAATACCACCGCCTAGAGGATCCTGAGGTGTTCCAGAGAAATAAGTATAATCAATTGAGTCCGTAAAATTAAACCATTGCTGTCCTCCATAATCAGTCATTAAAGAAGGATTTATAAGACTATCTTTTTGTACTGTCCAGATTACTTCTTTAACTGGATGATTAAATGCCATTTTCAATTGTTCTGTAGTGCTAATTATCGGTGTATCCCCATTAAATTGTAATTGTTCTATTAAATATTCGTGACTCGCCTGGGCAAATCGACGGCGCTCATCTGTATCTAAATATATATAATCTACCCATAATTTAACATTTTTCAAATCACCTGGTACACGTCCGCTTCCAGAAGACCAATAGCAATCCTGGACATTAGACAATTGGAGATTTAATTTAACATCATGATATTGCAGAGCAATCAATGGTAGAGCTAGACCAACATTGCGATTGAACCAGAAACGCAAGGGGACATATATAGTAATGCTAGGTGTATTATCAATAGTAGATTGAACTAGGCGGGGAACATTGCCGACCATTGTAGCATATCCCGCCTGGTGTCCAAATGTCTGTGTCAATTCATTCCAAATATGGAGCCAATGCCCATAATGTCTATCTATCCTCTGCCCCCCTATTTCGATTTCCGCCTGCTGAATTAAAATATGACCCAGCCAATTGAGCCAGCGGAATTGATCATTACCATTCGATGGAACACTAGGTATTGTTGCTGTAATATACATACGATGTAATAAATCACCATTGCGCGCTATTGTTGCGGTGACACTCTGACCCCAATTTGCGATACCATTGAAAACTTGTTGAATAGGCTCTACTGAAAAATTTGTATGACGTCGATAAACTACTTTAAAAAATGTAATTTGTGGATTTCCTGTTAAATATATATCTTGAGAACCATAAGCTACTAATTGCATTAATCCTCCTCCCATTTTTATAGATTATGTATCTAGCACTGTAATACTTTTTAGGAAGATTTTATTTTACTATTATTAAACTATATAAAATTAAACTATATAAGATTAGAAATTATATTGTAGGTAATCTGGAATAAATTTAATAAAAATTGAATTTTTATTATGATTATCAATAATTTAATAACAAAAGATATTTGATTTTATATTCGTAATTGTAATTATAATTCTATAAAATGGAAGCTCCTTGTTGTGCTAAACATATTAATTATAAGACTAATGGAAAAACTAGCAATAAGACTAGTAATAATGATGTAAAAGATTTACAGGATAAAATACAGCTATGTGAACGTGAAATTAAAATAATAGAATTTAATGAAAAATTTTATAAAGAACAATTTGAACTTTGTATGAATGATAAACATAAACTTCAATTGGAATATTATAAAAAGGAAATGCAATATGCTTTTCTCAATATGATCATACTTGTTCTAGCATTTTTAGTAGTAATCGAAACTTCATACATTTTTAGAGAACAAGAACCTTAATTTTTATGTACTTCTATATACTTCTATATACTTCTATGTATTTTTATTTTTTATTTTTCATTTTTCATTTTCCCATTATAAAAAATTGAAATATGATTTGTAATAAATTATAATTATTTATAAAATATATTTACATTCAATTTAATAATATAATATACTATAATGGATTCTATTATTGATGCACCAGTACCTACTAAAACTTTTGTTAAACAAATTTCTACTACTGAATATAATTCTCAAAAAGATGATTATACTAAACAGGCTCTTAAAGAATTGCAAGAACAAATGAAAACTTTTAAAACCCCTAAAGAACGAAAAGAGGAAAAGAAAGAAGAACGGAAAGAAGAACGGAAAGAAGAACGGAAAGGAAATTATGAAAGCAATAAATATATTTATGATGATAATGATGGTGATGATAATGGTAATGATGGGAATGATGGTAATGATGATAATGATGATATATCATTAGATAGTGAAAGTGATTATGATACTAAGGCAAAACCATCTTTAATCATTAAACATATTATTGATAGTTGTAGTAATGGTAACAATAATAAAACAGAAACCATCACCAAAAAACGTAAAACTAACAATAGTAATAAAATATCTAATTCATCATCTAATTCATCATCCAATTTACATGATGCTATATATGCTCAACATGAATTAGATATTAAAGCAATTACAAAGCTCAATAATCGTATTAAAGAACTTGAAAAAGAAAATGGCGAGTTTGAAAGTAAAATACATTATTTAAGACTTGATATAGTAAATACTATCTGTGAGCGTAATGAATTACAAAAAGAAGTAAAAATATTACATATTGAAAATGATAAAAATATTAAACAGGCAATAATTATACTCGATTATGATAAAAAGAATAGATTCTATTTTAATATTTTAAAATATGTAATCATAATTTTAATGATGATGAATATATATATACCAGCGGCAAAATATTTTCTAATGGTCTTTAGTTTTGGATTGCTATTTATCTAGAGTAGTATTTTCATATGGTTTATTTATATGTAGATTAATTTTATTAGAATATACATATTGTGGCATTTCTGTTATTGGTAATTGTTCTATGAATTCTAAATGATATATTTTAATTTTTTTAAATATCTTTTCTTTAATCAAATCATAATCATTATTATTTATATTACGATGATTATTAATATCTTTTTTTATATGTTTTTTATCTACAAATTTTCCAAAATCTTTAAATCTTAATTTATTAAAATCATACTCAGATGGTTTAACATCATAAGTTATATTTATAATTTTAAATTTTAAATTTCTAGGTAATAAATATTCAAATTCATCTCCAGAAACCATATTTATTTTAAAATTATCTAATGATTTATTTTGAGTTATATTCCAAGGCAAATAAATAAATGGTATATTCTTAACATTATATAAAATATAAATACAACAATTATATTTTATTTTAAACTTCTTATTAAAAAAATTATTAGAAAAACTAGTTGCATTATCCATTTTTGTAGATGTTGATAGGAAATTTTTAAATATTATTTCATCTCCAATTTTACTTTTTTTTGATGTTTGTGTATCACCCTTTGTACCTCTATATAATACATTTATACCATCTATTTTAGGAATATTCTTATTCATAAATAATTTATCAATATTATTAATATTATTAACAATATTTTTATTTATATAATATTCAACAAATTTTGATATTTTTGTCATATCAATTCTATTTATATCAAATAAATTTTGGGTATTATTTGTAAATAATTTATTTTTATTAATATTATAATAATCAATAATATCATTTAAATCAAGATCATCAAGTGTATTATTATACAAATATTTATTAATATGTATATATCCAACACCAGAAGTGGCAGCTTTATAAAAGTTTAAAATTTCTTTATCTGCTTTAGATAATTTTTTATAAAATTCTTTAAATTTTGTAATATTTGAAAGCATTTTAATTAAATTTTTACTAATTGTTTTACCACTAGTTTTAACGATATTATTTACATTAATTAGTTCATGTTTTTTTATAGAAGTACTTTTTTTAATAGTATCATTTTTTATAGTAGTATCATTAGATTTTATAGTATTATTTTTTGTAGTAGTATTTTTTATAATAGTATTAGCTATACCTTTAATATTTTTTTTAGTTAAAGACATTTATATCGATAATATATTAGATATACTATATATTAAATATATTAGATATTTTTATTATGGATTTTATAGATTTTATAGATTTAGAATACAACAAAAAATATAACATAAAATAATAGATACTAATAGATAAGTAAGATAAATAATACAAGTAATAATAATCCAAATACAATATAAATATATAGTAAATAGTAAATAGTATCTAGAATAATACACAATACATAATACACAATACATAATACACAATCATGAATTTAGAATCAGAAACCTGGGAAGTTATAAATTCCTATTTCCGTGATATACCCAATTACCTAGTACGCCACCATATAGATAGTTACAATGACTTTATACAAAATAAGATACCTCAAATATTTAATAATATGTCCAAAATACCTCCCATTATTCTTCTGGACGAAGATGATAAAAATATAACATATGAAATACAACTCTATTATGGAGGTAGAAATCATGATAAATATAAAATTGCCAAACCCACCATTAAAAACTTCCCTTCTGGAGAAATAAGACAGCTATATCCAAATGAGGCGCGCCTTAAAAATCTTACCTATGGTGCCGATTTCTTCTATTCCATTGATGTCGATTTCACTATGAAAAGAGGGGATCATGTAGTATTCCAAAACCGCCCTATTGAAAATGCCGAATTTCTTGAAAATATATATTTAGGCAAAATACCTATTATGTTAAAATCGGACCTCTGTATCCTTAGTCATTCTACTGGAGAGATGCTATCCCAAATGGGTGAAGACCAATATGACCTAGGTGGTTACTTTATTCTAGATGGAGCCGAAAAAACCATAGTGTCCCAGGAACGTAAGGCCGAAAACATTATTTTTCTTAATACGGTTACAGATCCCAATGGAACCGAGAAATACACCCACTTTGCCGAAGTCAAGTGTGTAAGTGATGAATCATTTGCCAATGCCCGTACTGTTAAAGTACAATTAGAAGCTACTGGCCCCATTACAGTACGTCTAGGTCAAACCCGACCTTTGCTAGATGAAAACGAAAATCGCGATGTTCCCCTATTCATTATGTTCAGAACCCTAGGTATCGAATCTGATAAGCAAATATTAGAATACATATTGGGCGACCTTGATACTAAAAGTGAATTAGTAACCAAGATGATGGAACTATTGCGACCTAGTATTCTAGATCCATTCATAATTAAAGATGAAATTTATGATAAGGAAAGAGCCGATTCCTACTTGATAAAACTACCATCTCGAGCTAAACATAGTAATGATAAGCAAGAGGGATTAATCGAAATGAGTAAAGGTAAGGAGACTCATCTCAGTATTTTATATTCTACATTGAGCGAGGCCTTCTATCCCCATATTTCATCATCTGGTAATTTATCCAAAGCCAAAGCCTATTATTTGGGCTATGTAACTAGGCGACTGCTCTTATTAAAGATGGGTCTGGAAAAGGATACTGACCGCGATAACTTTGTTAATAAACGTATTGATTTATCTGGATTTCTTATATCTACTCTTTTCCGTGATGCCCTGCAGCAAGTAAATCGTAATGCTAGAGTAAGGAGTAATGAAGAATATACTTTTAATTACAAAGAATATAGCGGTGAACGTATTACAAATCTTATAAATGAAATCAATTTTAATAAGATTTTCAGCCGCGATAAATTTAAAGATCATTTTATTTCTAAACTTAAAAAAGGTACTATTGGACAGAAAAAGGGAATTGTTCAGTCATTAGATAGGGCAACACGAAATTTAACCATAGCCCATTTGCGCCGTATAATTGATAATGTACAAAAAGGTCAGAAAGTTACTGATTCTAGAAGAAGATTACATGCTACTCAATATGGATGTGTCTGTCCTTCCGAAACACCAGAAGGTCGAAAAGTAGGTCTTAATAAGGGTCTTGCAATTATTTCGCATATTACTTTTGGTTGTCCAACCAAGACCATAATCAAATTTTGCGAGGAAAAAGGTATGGACACAATAGATGATTTCTTGCCTACTGAAATAGGCAATTTGAGTAAAGTATTTGTAAATGGAAATTGGGTAGGATGTCACCGTCAACCCGAGGCATTTGTAAATACTTTTAGGCTTTATAGAAGAAATGGATTAATAAATATATTTATTAGTATTACCTGGGATTGCTCTGCTAATGAAATCTATATTTATACTGATGGTGGTCGCTTTGTCAGGCCGCTATACATAATTGAAAATAATAATATACTTTTACAACCATCGCATATTAAATCAATTATGTCTAATGATATTACATTTACGGATTTAGTATCTGGATTTAGAAAGCGCCGGGACGAGCATACCTATGATTATTATGATTGTAATGTAAAAGAGTTATCTTCTCTTGGCTTAACTAATGATAATATGTCAATTGAAAAATTGCGGGAATCACAATCAGTAATAGAATATATTGACTCTAAGGAATTTGGTACTAGCTTATTATCGATTGGTTTTAATATTTCGCCTAAATCTTTACAGCATTATACCCATGTAGAATTACACCCCAGTATGATTCTTAGTTTTAATGCGCATTTGCTTCCATTTTTAGATCACAATGCCGGGACCCGAGTTATATATGGAAGTAAAATGGTAAAACAAGGTATTACTACATATGCTATGAATTTCAATAATAGGATTGATACTAGTACCCTAGTATTAAATAATCCCGAAAAACCATTAATTACTACGCGACTCAATAAGGTTCTGGGTGGAGACAAATTTGGTCATGGACATAATCTATTTGTCGCGGTCTGTAAATATAATTATGCCCAAGATGATGCCATAGTCGGTAATCAGAGCCCTATTGATATGGGATTATTTGGCACCAGTTATTATAAAATGTATAGTGATAAGGAAATGACCGATGCCAAAACAGGAGAAAAACATCATTTCTATAATCCAGATTTTCAGTATAAAGAGGAGATGCCCGAATATCCAGATGAACTTACTCCCAATACAAGATGTAATTATAGTAAAATAGATAAATACGGATTACCTAAAAAAGGTGCTTTTATTGAAAAAGAAGATATTGTAATTGGTAAATATATGAAGAATAAAGATGAAAAGAATAGAGATAATTATAAAGATATGTCAACCACCGTTAAATTGGGAAATGAAGGCAGTTGTGTCGACCGTGTTTATACTTGTCAAACTAATGAGGATGGTGACCGCATGGTTAAAGTGCGGACTTGCCAGCATAGACCCCCAGTTATGGGTGATAAATTCTCTTCCCGCAATTGTCAAAAAGGGACATTTGGTATGATCTTAAAGAAGGAAGATATGCCTTATACCGAAGACGGAATTGTACCTGATATTATTTTAGATCCTGCGAGTTACCCTAGCCGGATGACCACTTCCCAATTTATAGAAATTCTATTTGGAAATATGGCTGCTGAATTGGGTCTCTTTAGTTGTTATAACCCATTTGAAGTTGTAAATATAGAGCAAATTAATGATATTTTAGAGACGCAATTGGGTATGACTTCAATGGGTAATCGTATTCTTTATAATGGTCAAACTGGGGAACAATTCGAAACCACTATATTTACTGGCCTAGTATATTATCAGCGATTGAAATATATGGTGGATGATAAGATAAATGCTCGTATAGGTGGCCAAAGGCAAAATGGTATCCCAGTTCCCGGTGGATACTATACTGTAAAAGAGCGTCAGAGTGTTGCCGGAAGAGCTAACGGAGGAGGATTGAAATTCGGGGAAATGGAGAGAGACGCATTGATAGCACACGGCATATGGGGTTTCATAAAGGAAAGTTATATAGAGAGATGTGATAAATTTATAATCCAGGTCAGTAAACAATCTGGAGAAGTAAGTATATGTAATCCAGATACGGGTTTATATTATGATAATATGTCCGATGGTGTAGTTTCATATCAATTAAAGGAGGATATAGGATTTAAGGGTGTTACTGCAGATAGTATAATTGGATTGAATATGTATAATCAGAAAAATACAGACTATATCCAACTTATAGTACCTTATACTTTTAATATATTATTACAAGAAATTCAGGGGATGTGTATGAGTGTTCGAATGAATGTATCATATATTAGGGAAATAATGGCCGCTACCGAGGATTCTGATGTAATTCCGGAATTAACAGAAGAACAATTAGAAATGATGATGCAGGATTTAGAAGATCCCGATAGCAAAGAGGATGGTGAAGAAGATGAAGATGAGCAGGATTTAGAACAATCTGGAGGTGATAGTGAAGATGAACAGGATTTAGAAAATAGCGACGATGAAGAAAATTTAGAAAATGAAAATAATCAAAATGGAGGACAGATGAATGGAAAGATGAATGGTCAGATGAATAATATGAATGGTCAGATGAATAATATGAATGGTCAGATGAATAATATGAATGGGCAGATGAATGGTCAAACGAATAATATGAATGGTCAATTGAATAATATGAATGGTCAGATGAATAATATGAATGGTCAATTTGGAGGTCAAATGAATAATATGAATATGAATCAGCCATTTCAAAGAGCTAATTTAAATCCTTCTCTTATAAATGCCAATCAAGGTAATATGTCGGTTCCAATGGATGGAGGTAATATTAATGATGAGAGTGAAACAATGGATTTCTCACAATATGGTGGATCTAAACCAGAATTTTATATTAAGGAAAGAGATGATGAACAAGTAATTGAAGATTTAAACTCTAAATTATTAGGATTACAATCAGCAGGAGCTAGAGAAACATTGGATAAAGCAAAATCACAAGGTATTAATACAGTATTAAATTCTAATAATCAACAACAACATCAACAACAAAATTATAATGGAGGTAATATGGGAGGCGGAGGTAATCAACAACAATCTGGAGGTTTAAATATGTCATATAATAATCAACCACAACAACAAATGAACTATAATAATGGTGGTAATGGTGGTAATGGTGGTAATGGTAGTAATGGTGGTAATCAATATGGTGGAAATCTATCTGGACAAGGTATTAATAATAATGGTAATAGTGGTATGCCAAAAACAGTTAGTTTTGATTCAAATATTAAAGTAGTTGAATTAGATACTAAAGTTAGTGATGGATTTTTTTATAGTGGTAATAAGAATCTAGACCCATTTCGAAATTAGAGATGGAGGAGTATTAGATAATATCTAATAGATAAAAATTGATTTTTTATAAGATAAATATAAAGAAATATAAACATATAAAGAAATATAACTATAAATTAAATATAAACATAAATTAATAAAGTTTGTAATAATTAAGTTCTGCTAGAATGGAATATACACAAATATTTAAACTTTATCAATATGTATTTCAAAGTCGTAAACATATATTGGAAATGTTAGAGGATCGTGGTTATGATGTTGATCATCTTAAAAATTATACTGCTGAAGAAATAAAAGTAATGTTAAATGCCCATAGAATTGGTAAATTCGAATCCATTTCTGACATTGGACCTCTTGATATTTATCTTGAAAAAAAGGCTACTGATTCCGGTAAATCTAAAGATGTAGATGCTGTAGATTCTATGATGAAAAATTTAACTATTAAAGCTGATTCTGAAAGTATTAAAGGAAAAACTACCGGCGGACAAGGAGTAGAGAAAATATATATAAAATATAGGTTAGATTCCAAATTTAAAGGTACAACTAGCCTTCATACACAGATTACTGATATATTTGACCAACACTTGACTACTAAAGATACATTGATTATTTTGAATATTAGCCGTGTATTAATGAAAGCCGGTATAAAAGATAAAATAGATGAAGATTTTGTAAATAAATTCTTCATTGTTAAGAATTATTTTATACAAATATTTGGATTAGAGAATTTCTTATTTAATGTATGTCGTCATGACTTTGTACCAAAACATCGTATTCTTTCAAAACAAGAGACACAAGAACTAATGACACATTTTAATTGTTCCGTTACAAATATACCTACTATAAAAAGAGATGATGCACAAGCTAAATATATTGGTCTTCGACCTAAACAAATCTGTGAAATTAAAGTAGAAAATGTATCTTCTGGTGTTACTACACGCTATCGTCATTGTGTAAATTAATCCTTTTGTAGATTATTGTGGATTAATGTCGATTTATATTTATTAGATTTATGTTTATTATATTTTAATTTTTTATTTTCACATATAATATTATAATATTATCAATAATAATTATAATAATTATAATAATTATAATAATTATCATGAATAAATTAACAAGAAAGATATCTAGAACTGTATCTAGAACTAGTTCCAGAACCAAATCAATAAAAAATAATAAGAATAGTAATTACCATAATAAACCTATAAATATTCTATCATATAATGTTTCATGGGAATCAACATCTGGACAAGATAGTAAATGGCCATTGTGTTCTAATAATAGTAATCCCAATAGTCCTAAACATTTTTCGGTATGTGTAAATAATATAGCTAGTGTATTTGATAGTCCAGACTATGAGTTGGATTTCATAACATTACAAGAGGCTAAAAACTATAAAAATTTAATAAAACAATCACAAAGACTAAAGAAAATGAAATATGAATTACATAAATCTGGTCTTGATATAATAGCTACTTTTTGGAATGATCATGTAGCTGGACATAAGATGGTTTATACAATTAAGGGGGAATTTGAAAAAGGTCGACCTTGGATGGCAATTATATTTAATAATGGTTTATGTTTAGTCAATGTCCATTTTGGTCATTATAATGAGGAAGAAGAAATGGAACATTTAGAAAAGATGATGGCAGAAATAAAAAAGGATATTGAAAAGAAAGGAAAAAATATAGTAATTGTAAAACGATTTATAATATCTGGTGATTTTAATTATGATATTAAGAAATTAAGTAAAAGTAGAAATAATAATAATGGTAGTAGTAATAGTAGTAATAGTAATAATATAATTTTAAATAATAATAAATTTTTTTATAATCCTAAACATATATTGACTTGTTGTGTTAAAAGGAGAAGACATTATGATCATGTTCTAGATACAATAGGAATCCCTATTGATATTAATATACCAGATGTTAACTATATGGCATCAGATCATAAACCTATTTTGGTTAGTTTAATATAAAAACAAATTAATTAATAATTAAAAATATTATTAATTAATTTATTTTCACTTAAAATTTATTTGAGTTTTTAATGTTTCAATTTGTTTTGTAAGATTTACACGTTCATTGTTTAATTCATTTTCAATTTTTATTAATAATTTTCGTTCATTCTGACGTTGATCTATTTTTGTTAATTTTTGTTTTTTTGTTCTATTATTATTACTATTTAAAATAGTATTATGTTCATTAATTGATTTATTAAAAGCTGCATTATTTTCTGCTATTTTTAGGTCAATCTTTTTTAATTGCTCTTGTAAGTTGGTATATTCTTGATACATTTTGATTGCTTCTTTTTGTTTTTTTTCAGAATCTGCTTTTACCTGGTTTAACATATGTTGTCCAATTATTTGTGTAGATTCATACTTTTGTTTTTTATATAAATGTTCTTTTTGAGCTAACTCCATTCGTTGCATTGCATCTAGTTGTTCTGGTGATACATAATTATTATTGAAAGGATTAGTAGAACCACCTCTAAGTTTATTAACACGGGTCTTTCTTTGTTTTGAACGAAATGATTTTTTCGTTTTCTTTGAAATACGTTTAACAGATTTAGCCATTTTATAAATATAAATTTAGATATATATAAATTTGAATTTGAAAATATGATTTAAAATAGTTATAAGATAGTTATAAGATTTTATTAATATATGTTTAGAAAATATTAAAATCATAATACATAAAAATAATAAATATAAAATATAAAATATAAAATAAAATTTTATAATAAATAAAATATTATAAAATATATTTTATTTTAAGGAATCATGTATAAACCTTTAGGACGGAAAGCTACACTTGTAGTATCATCATCAAAAGATGTATAGAACATATTTAAAATATCCATTCGCGTACGGCGACGGGCCTCATCACTTGGTAGATTGTTTGGTACAACCATACTTGAAGTAAGCATTTCTGGATTTCTACTTGGTAAATTAATCATACTTTTAATTATTTCTTCATCCATTTTTGGTATAGATTTATTGCATTCATTGCTATATGCATCGCCATTTGCCAATCTAGAGTTATAGAGAGCTATTAAATTATTAAGATGCGCATTGGTAATATTGGTACTATGAGCTTGTGCTTTTGACATATATTTGGTCAACATGTAATATAACATAAAACAAATCAATAATATTAACACCAGTTGACATTCTTTACTATTCCTACAATGGTCCCATAATCCTTGTAAATCTGTTTCTAGCATTCTGTATTTATATATATTTACTTTACTTACAGTTTGTATATGTATATTAATAATAATAGATTTTTTTTTCACAGTTGTTATTCAAAGCTAATTAATCTTCCTCTCCATTTTTCCGAAGCATATTTGCGCGCGGGATTTCCTAAATCCTGCTTTTGCGCGCGGGATTTCCTAAATCCTGCTTTTGGCGCGGCTTTTTTTTAAAAAGCTGCTTAAAAGTTGTATCTTCTTTAATATTCCATTAATTTGATCCAATTTATTACTAATTATTTTATTATCTTCTGTAACATATACATTCAATTGTAGTTGACATTGTCTTGGGTTTGCCTTATTAATAATAATTTGAAAATTAGCATATTCCCAATTCCAGATTATAATCGTTAATTCTTCTTCATTTAAAATACAATTACCGAATTCACCTTTATGTTCCTCTAATTTATACATTCTAATTAATAACTCATCTTGTGTATCTAGAGTATTAATTAATTTACGACTATAACCTTGAATATTTTGCAACTTATGATTATTTTGGATATCATAGAAAAAACATGGGTATTCCAGATCCGATTTATTAGGTAATGATGAATTAGAATTAATATTAGTATTACTATTTATAATAATAAATGATTCACTATTGACATTACAATATCTTTTAGCTTGTATGATAGATGGTTTTGTTTCTAGAACAGATGTTGTTAAAGGTACAATATCTTCATTAAAATCAAAATTAGTATCATATATATTTAATATTTCCGATTTGGATGAATAATATGTAAGTGTAATAAGATTAATTGTATCTAGAGGTATACCTATTGATATTTCATTTAAATTAAACATTCTTGGAATATTTATATGTGTCTAGATATGTGTCTAGATATGTATGTATATATAATTTATATATTTCATATATTCTTATATTTATAATTCTGTAAAAAATATATTCTATATAAAAATTGAAAAATTTAATATAAAGGATAAACAGATATAATTAATACATATTACATAAAACATATATTACATAATCATATTTATACACTTACTTACATAATACACAAAAATGACAAGTATGTATATAAATCCATTGGTTTTTAATTCTAAGAAAGATAAAGATGAAATACTATTAAGTAAAGATAAAATAGAATGGAAAAAGCAAATTGCTACTGTGAGTAAGAAAAAGGATTTTACAGCAGTTGAATATTTAAATGAAAAAATTGGTAATAAGATTGACAGTATAGTATTTGCCCATTTTGATTATATAGAAGATTCCACAATTTATTTATTGTATTCACCTAGTAAAATATCTACAAAATTAAAATATGATACTCATATACCTAGTTTTAATTCAATAGAAATAATTGAAGAAACTCATGATATAGAGACTACTGATGATAAACTAATAATTCATGGTAATGTATATGGTTTTTGCCTAGATAATAAAACATATTATTTTAAAACAATCAATGTTCCAGAGTATATAGAATTTGTTCAAAGAAATAATGAACAGGATCATAGTTCTGAAGATTATGAATACCTTTCAGAAAATAAAAATAGTAAAAGAAATGAAACCCTCGTAAAGGGAAAAGATGAAAATAGACAGAACCTTGGATCCCTTGATGAAGATGCGGAAGATGATATAGATGAAGATGAAGAAGATCTTGATGACGAGGATGATGTTGAGGATGATGATGATGTTGAGGATGATGTTGAAGATGAGGATGAGGATGATGTTGAAGATGAAGATGAAGAAGATACTAAGCTTGAAGATAAATTAGAAGATGACGAAGATTTAGATGTTGATGTTAAGGATGATGCTGATGAAGGTGAAGAGGAAGCTGGAGATGAAGAAGAAGCTGAAGATGAAGAAGTTATTGATGATAAGAACTTTGGAGAGGATGATGAAGGAAATGCCGATGAAGAATTTATTGATATTGATAACGATATTGATAATGATTGCGAACCTGTAGTAAAAAAGAAAGCTGTTAAAAATTCTAAACCTACTAAACAATTAAAACTTAGTAATATTGATGATATGAGTATAATATTTAATATTCTTATTGAAGAATCAAAAGATATAATTACTCCAGAACCAGATTTACATCAAAAGAGGCAATTGAATATTAAAATATTCAAAACTTTAGATTTATCTTTGGATACTATTCAAATGATTGAAAAAGGTATATATAATTATTCTATATTGAAATGTAATATTAGATTATTCATTCCTTTATGGGATAATCTTGAATTTATAGAAATATACGTGAGTAAATCAAAAAATTTATATTCTAATCTAAATAATAAAAGCTATGTGAAAAATATAAAATTAATTGATAAAGTTAAAAGTGGTGAAATATTACCATATGACTTAGCATTTATGGATACATATAAATTATTCCCCGAAATGTGGGTAAATATTATTGATCAAAAGACAAAAGTTGAAAAAATGATTAATGATTCATTACTAGAATGCGCCAGTGATTTATTTGAATGTCCTAAATGTAATAAGCGGGAAGTAACCTATTACCAATTACAAATAAGAAGTTCAGATGAACCTGCAACAAATTTTGTTAATTGTATGAAGTGTGGCCATAAATGGACTGTAGAGTAGGTAATTGAATATGAATTTACATACTAATAGGTGCTCCAATTTTACCAACCTTAGCCCCTTCTAGAGAAGTCATTGCAAATCCAGAACCGGCAGAATCCCTATTAGGAGCTACTGCAGCTGCGGCACCGCTTGCATTATTAACAGGACCTTGAGAATACTGGCTAGAAATCCAATCAGAACCATAACCACCACGTAAAGAATTATTATGATGATTATTATGATGATTACGTTTATGACTATTCCTACTATTCTTCATGGATTTTTTACTTTTACGTTTACCACTTGTTTTTTTACTTTTACTTTTCCTATCCTTGCTTTTACCACTACGTTTACCCTTACCTTTCTTTCCCTTACCTTTCCCTCCTGTAAGTTCATATAGGTTTAAACTATTTATATCACCTTTAACAGTAAAAGGAGGAGGGAAACCTTGAGTTACAGATTGGGTAGTTAAATTAGAATTAACACCATCGGATGCTTCACTACCACCACGTTGACAATCAGGAGTTCCTAGAGTATAATCAGCCATAGGACCTTCTCTAATACGAGGTGTAACAACATAATCATGATTTACAGAAGAGCTACCAGCTGCAGACATAACTATATCAGAAGCAGGGCTACCACCACGCTGTTTCTTGGAAGATGAACGCGAAGAACTCCTACGTTTAGTTGATTTTTGTTTACGATTAACAGGCATATTGGATTGAGTATTTAATAATATAGAGTTTATAGATTTATTTAGAATATTTTATATTATAGTATATCTAGATAATATTATTTGTAGAATTATAGAATTATAGAATTGTAAAATATTAATTATTGAAAAATATAAAATTGAAAATCTTATCATATTAAATATGTTTTAACATAAACAAAAACTTATTAATATATAAATATAGATAAATATAGATAGATATAGATAAATATAGATAAATAATATTATAGATAATATTATAGATCATTATAAAATACAAGATGAATTTTTGCCCAGATTGTGAAACATATTTAGTAACTAAAATATCAAGTGCTGATAATGCTAATAAAATTTTAAGTTATGTATGTAATAATTGCAGTTATACTAAAGTAGTTGACATTACTAAAGAACCTGAATATAAGTGTGTATATAAATCTAATTATAATCTAAAAAAAATTAAGATTGATCAAAAGAATATTCAATTTCTAAGTAAAGATCCAACACTTCCGCATGTTAACAATATTCCTTGTCCTAATGTTGAATGTATAACTAATAAAGAAAATCCTAATTCTGAAATATTGATAGATGATAAGGCTGAAAAACAAAATATCAATGATGTATTATATATTAAACTTAATGAAAGTGATTTGACATTCCTATATCAATGTTGCAATTGTAATCATACATGGACAAATAAGTAAATATGTAAATATGTAAATATTATATGGTTTACATAATTACTTTTTCTTGTTTACTTTTTCTAATTAATTATCTTACTTGATTTTCTTGTTTACTTTTTCTATTTATTTTTCTTTGTTTCTATTAGATATTGATGAGAATAAATTAAAAATAAATATATTACATTATAATGAATTCTAATACAAAAAATAGTAATTCTAATAGTAATTCTAATAGTAAATCTACATCTAATAATAATTCGGGATCTACATCATCATCGACTACATCATCATTAGTTTCTACAAGTATTGCAACAGTTGATAGTATTATTAAAAAAGTTAAAGAATCAGCTAATAGTAATTTAAGAGTTTATTTAATAATAGTTATACCTATTATTATATTTCTAGTATATATTTTATATAAATATAATTTAGGATCTAGAACTGCAAATGTTATTTCTAATATGACTTATAGTTCAAATATAAGTCTAGAACCAATTCCCCAATGTTATCAAACAGATATTAAACAACAATATAAGCTTTGTGATTACTATATTAGTTCTAGTTTTATGACTCCTTGTGTAGGTAATCAACAATATGATTATGTTAGTAATGATATGATTTCTAAAGTTATACAATCTGGAGCGCGTTATATTCAAATACCTATTTGCGAATTAGATGTATCTAGTCAAGCTATTCCTGTTGTGGGAACTGCAGAATATGGTCAACGCATAATCACTAGTTTAAATACTCTAGATATTAAAGCTACCCTGAAAACTATACGCGGAAATGCATTTAAAGTTAATAATAAGAAAATTAATTATCCACTTATAGTACATCTCATTCTGAATACAAAAAATCCTTATACATTAAGTGTTCTAGCAGATAATATTAATGAAGTATTAAATGATGTTTTAATAGATGCTTCTCATTACAAAACTTTTCCATTATTTTTAGAAAAATTATGTAATCTAAGTGGCAAAATAATTCTATTTGCTACTCCAGAATATATTGGAACTAAATTGGAACCATATATAGTTCCAACTAATAAATTGTTTGAAATATATCATTTTAGTGAGCTAGGACCTTTAGTATTAAGTAGCGATACTATATATACAAATTCATATAATCAAAGATTATCTACAAAAGGACAATCCCAAAGTAATAAATTATTTAAACAGAAATATCCATCCATGGACTATATAGTATCTAATGCCGATACTATTGGAAATACAATTCTTAATGATAATGATATATTAAATAATCTCACATGTTTTAATAAAGTTGGAGTTACTATTGTAAAACCTAATTATCCTGCTGATGTTATAAGTAAAAACTACGATCCTTCTGAGTCCATTTACTATGGTTGTCAATTTATTACTATGAATTTCCAAATTAATGATGATAATATGAAAAATTATATAGATATATTTAAACAATCTAGTTTTCGCCTTAAACCGGCAAGCATGCGCTTTTCTGAAACCGAAGAACCTACTAGAGATTTATTATCAGTATATGAGTCAATATTACAAGTTAATGATAATATTATTAGTGATTTCTATTATACATATAATAATTTATTACTTAGTTTTGAAGCATATAGTCTTCCAAATACATATTTAACACAAATTGAGCAAAATCTGCGATTCAATTTGGGTTCTAAACAAATCAGAGATAAAGTTGGAAATGTAAAATATAAACTAAATGTAAATCAATGTTTCATTCCTCGTAAAAGTAATATAGGAAGCTCTGATAATATATCTATTAACTTAGAAAGCGCCGCTATGCCTGGATATTTTATTACAATGTCAGGCAATGGTTTTATACTTCAAAACCTAGCAAATAGTAATAAAGATTTAATGAAGCAATCATTTTATATAGAAAAGCCAAAAACAGCAGATAATGAAAATGGGCAACAAGGTAAATTATTTAGTATAAGAACAACAGATAATGATCAACCAATGTTTATAGCTTTTGATAATAAACAGGTTAAGGCATATGCTGATACACCTCAAGTTCAAGCTCATAATAACATGACATTCGCAGTTAATTCTGTTAAATTTAATGTAATACTCAATATTATCACTATTTTTAATGGTATTTTAAAAACAATGGGTGGTAATATAATAGGTGCTCTCGAAAATAATACTCTAGACGGAACTAATTATATAGCTTTACCAGCATCTACTAATAGTTCTGGTAACGGTGGCAATAATTTTAATATATTAAATGATCAATTTATTTTAAAAAATAAAGATAATAAAACATATGTAATAAATGATACTGAAACTGGGTTTTTATATGATAAAGCATTACAACCTAATCCCAATGGTATATTTTCATTAAAATTAAATAATGGTTACTATAATATACTAAATAGTAGTGGACAAGAAATGATATTATTTAATAAAAATTTAATTAAATTTGTAGATCAATCTGCAATTGTATCAAATGAAAATCTATTTAATATTAATATTACATATGAAATATTATAGTATCTACCTTTGTGACCTTCCTAGAATATTAATTAGATCTTGAAATATATTTACTATCTTAATAACAATACCATAAGATTCTAGTGGATAATTGGGTACTACTTTACCATCAATACATTTATCAGCATTTTCCTTTAATTTCTTATGATTTGCTAATAGAAGGAGGATAAATATAATTAGGCTTATAAAAGAAATTACTACAATAAAATTATTCATTCCTTCACTTGTACTAATAAAATATGGTCCTAATATTATAATTGCTATCAATATCATCAATGCATAATTTAGATATATATTCCAATTAAATGTAACTATAGAATCTCCATTATAATATCCAAGTAGTCCTACAACTATAGTTATTACAAGTGTTAATATACCAGCAATACCTACTACACCGGTAAGTCTTCCAAACCAGATTGTAGGTATTATTATAAAAGCTATAAATATTAATACTAATAACCAAATTAAATTACTAGCAATAATATTAGTAGGATTTACAGTCATAAGTGCATATGTTAAAGCAAATATGAGGATTATATATATAATAAATACCATATAAATTCGCATAGTTCCACCAGACATCATCCATAATATTAAATTATTAAATATTCCATATTGATCATTAACTAATACAACTATAAATATAATCAATATAGCTAAAATAATATATAGATATGTATTGAATACGTAATGATCACATGTTAAGTTTCCATTCTTAAAAGCATATTTTCCTATTAAAATACATATTATAACTGCAATAATAAGGCAAGAGAATAATTTAAGAAGAGTATCACTACCTTTTATAATATTATTTAGTTGGTTTGAATTTATATTTTTAGATTTTGTACTATTTTTCATAGACATATTTTATATGTAATATTTATATGTAATATTTATTCTTAGTATAATGTAAGATTATTTTTTCTATCTAATTTAATAGGTATTAAATATATATATTAGTACAATATATAGAATATATATAGAATATATATAGAATATATATAGAATATATACTGATCTAGAATGGCTGATAAAACTAATACTCCTACTATTTCACCAACAAATAATACACCTCCACCTGCAACCAATATTCCAAAAACAAATACTGCACCTCCGCCTACAAACAATACACCTAAAATAAATAATTTACTACCTACAAATAATGCTCCTAAAACTAATAATAAAGCTAAAGCTGCAAATGAAAGAAAAAAATCAATGTCATCATTTGATGAAATAACTGAACAAGGTAGTAATATGTTTTCAGATATGTTTGGAACAAAAAAATCAAATTCTGATCCATTTTCAATTAATAAGACTGGGAGTGATAATGGTAAAAATGAGAAAAAAAATAGTAATGTGAATGAGAAAAAAAATAGAAATGGGACTGAGAATAAAAATGAAACTAGTAATGATAATACTTTACAAACTGCTAAAGAAGAATCGGGTGTATATGAAGTAGTTTCTGAAAATTATTTATTGTTATTAGGAATTACGGCAGCAATAATAATAATGATTATTATATATTTTTTTTCAGAATCATTTAGAGTAGATAGATCTGTATCTAAAATGTTAGTATATCAAGGTTTTCAACAGATAATGTCATTTAACTATAGTTCATTAGGTAATAAAAGGTTAGGTGATTTCTATGTATCTAGTGCTTATAATGCAGCTCATTCTGGTTATCAAATGTATGATTACACTAGTGACAAAATAGTCCTTTCCGTTCTTCAAAGTAGCGCCCGTTATTTGGAATTCAATGTATTTAATAGTGAATTTGGTGCAAAAGCATTCCCGGTTGTTAGTATGGGTTATAAAGTAGGTGAATGGAAAATGATGGTTACTGATACGCCATTGGAAAGTATTTTTCAAACAATTCTAGATAATGCTTTTAAGATTTATGATGGTGTTAATGGTGTTAATAATCCAGATGATCCAGTATTCATAGGTTTAAATTTAAATACCAATAGTAATTTAGATTGTCTAAATCTTATAGGATATCTCATTACCAAATATTTTAGTACTAGATTACTTAATAATGAATATAGTTTTCAAAATAACGATGATATTGCTGATATTACAATGGCTCAATTAATGGGTAAAGTTGTAATATTTGCCAGTGATGGCTTTCAAGGTAGTGGATTAGAGGAAATTGTTAATTACTCTTGGGACAATATTAATAATAGTCCTAAACATAAAATGCAGCGCCTACTATGGTCTGATATTATGGTACCTGGATATGATAGTAATAAACTTATTGAATTTAATAGAACAGGTTTAACTATTATTGTTCCACATGATGAGGGTGATTTCTTTAATACTAATTATGATACAAATAAGGCATTTGAATTAGGATGCCAATTTATTGCTATGGAATTTCAATATGTTGATAGTAATATGGATAATTATATAACGAAATTTAAAAAAACTTCCTTTATAATGAAAGATGAAGATTTACAGAAAGGACGCAAAAATGCTACAAAAGCATTTACTACGAAACCACAAACAACAACTAGTTCTACTAGTTCTACTAGTTCTACTAGTTCTACTAGTTCTACAAGTAAAGCTAAATCATCTCCTACTACACCAAAAACAACAATTGCAAAAGATATTGATAAATCATCTCCTACTACACCCACAACGACTAGGGCGAAAAGAATTTAATAGACAAATTCAATGTAATACAATTGATTCATAATTTAAGCAGTATCTTAAACCAGTTGGTTGCGGACCGTCATTAAATAAATGACCTAAGTGACAATCGCATCTAGTACAACTAACTGCGGTTCGAATCATATCTAAACACTTATCTATGTTTGTTTTTACATTATATTTTGATATAGGAATATAAAAACTAGGCCATCCTGTTCCAGATTCAAATTTAGTTTTAGAAGAAAATAACGGCAAATCACAACATATACAGTAATATATACCATTTTTTTTAGTATTAGATTTAGTAGTATTAGTAGTATTAGTAGTATTAGTCTTAGTATTACTAGTCTTAGTGTTACTAGAATAAGCAGTAGGTATTGTTCTACGTCCAGTGGCTTTTTTACGAGCAACTAAATAGTCTTCTGGTGTTAGTAACTTTTTCCATTCACTGGCGGATTTTATTATTTTATTAACTATTATAGGTGCTTCTAATACACCTTTAGAATTTACAAGTTGTATTTCAACTTTTTGATTTTTCTTAGACATTTCTAATATATTTCTAATATATATTTTATATTAGATAATTATTTAGTTCTTCTACTTCTTCTTCATACAATTTATCATTTGTTTTCGTAAATAGCATACAACACTAAGACGCCCTTCACCTATTATTTCTGTATTCGCATGATATTGATGAACATCCATTGCTAGAGTATCAGTTTGTCTTACATCTATTCCTATTCCAAATTTAGGAAATACTAAATATCCACCTTTGTATGTAGTATTATTATCTGGTGTATGTGACTTATTATTATGCTTATCATTTGGTGGTAGCTTTGACTTTGCCTTTTCCAGAACTGTAAGATTTCCAAAGCCTTCGTCATAATCATTTTTATCCTTATGTATTGATGTCCGCCAGTCATAATTTACTGTAATAGTGCTATATGCTGTATCAGCAATTTGAAACTTTGGTACCATACTAGCTCTTTTCATCTGGATATCATAATATTCTGGCGTCAATATTTCATATTGTTTATTTATTTCTTTGACTAATGGTATAACTTGTTTCCATTTTTCTGGTTGGTCTCGGGTAAATTTTGTCATTCGACACATCGGTACCCCATGTACATCAGTAGTTACAGACGCCTTTTTACTCATCTTACTCATACCTTGTTTTCGTAATTTAGTATATGCATTTCTATCTGGCTTATCATAATATCCGGCTATATTGCTAGATGATATATTGCCTACATTATCTTTTGTTATTTTACCCTCTTTAGTTTTATAGAATACGCGAAATTTATCAGCCTTAATAATGGAGCCTACATTTTTAGGTAATCTTCTCATACTCAATTTACCAGCCGCGGCACCCCTATTTGAATTCTTTTTCTTAGCATGAGCTTCCAGAGCATTATAGGCATTTATACATATTTCATTTGGTATTACATTTTTACGAAATTTAAATAATAATTTCTTTTTTCCAGTCTTTTCATCAATATAATAAGCATCTGTATTTTTAGTTATAATCTTTTTACAGTCAGTGAGCTCTATTAATCCTCCCTCTCGCTTATTTAATTCATCATCAGTAAAAAGAGGTTTAAGTATTAGAACTTTTATTTTATTTGTATTATGGTTTTTAGTCTTTTTCATTTATTGATTAGTATATTGAATATATATTGACTAGTATATATATTATTATCAGATGTTTATTTAGGGAAAATATGATATAAATGATAAAAATGGATATTTTAGTTTTTTTTAACAAAAATTGAATTTATTATATTAAGATTTAAAAAAACATATTTTTGTGAGTTTTCTGTATTGCTAATAAAATGTTTAAATCTTTGTTTAACCAAAAAAAAAATCGTGTCAGTGTAGATACTTCTTCTACTACGCCTCTTATTTCTCCTGGAGGAGTTCCTAATTATACAGAGGCAGATGCAGAGGCAGAAGTAGTGATGAATGTTACACAAGAAAGGTCACCACCTCCTCTTTATAGAAAATATCTTAGTCCAGAAGAGGAAGCACGAGTCAAAGCTATTGAAATACAACGAGAAGCTGATGAACAAAAGGTATTGGAAACATTAGCAAAAGCAGCCGAGGAAAAATTAAAAATTGCCCTTGCAGAAAAAAAACTTGCAGAAGAACATGAAGCAAAGCGAGTGGAAGAAGAAGCAAAGCGAGTGGAAGAAGAAGCACAGCGAGTGGCAGAAGAAGCACGGCGTGTGGCATGGCATGTGGCAGCAGAAGCACGGCGAGCGATACGGCTACGTGAAGAAGAAGCATTACGAGTGATAGTAGAACAAATGCGGTTGGAAGATGAAGCACGGATAGCTGCAGAGAAAGTGGCAGAGCAAGAACGTCGTGTGGCAAAGCAAGCACGTCTTGTGGAAGAGCAAAAACGTCTTGCGGCAGAGGAAAACAGAAATGCAAAAAATCAAAAAATCATAGAAGATTTTAAGCGCAAAAATCCTCTATTATTTGAGGATGAACCTGAACCTGAATATGATATATATCGTGGTAGTGAATTCCATCATCAACAAAAATTGTATCGTCAACAAAGCTATGCACAAAAAATTGTTCCCTTTGTAGAACTATATGAGGTTGACAAAATTCGTAACCGTAACAACACATTTACTATACCTCAATATGATGTAAATGGTAATCTGGTAATGACAGAAATGTGTCATTGGCGACAATATGGAGAAAAAAATTTTGGTCGAGATAGTGACCATATTAATTTATATTATAAAATCCAACCGGGTTTGCTTGGTAATGCGGACGACGAAGCCTTGTTTAATAAACTAATGTTCGAGGAGTTTAAAAGCAAATACGATGCAGAACAGAAACGTAAACAAATGATAGAGGAAAGGGAAAAAGCGGAAGCGAAAAAAAAACAAGACATTGCAAATGCAATTTCAAAGATCGCAGATGCTCGTAATGAATTTATAAAGGAAATAGAAGCTGCAAAGGCTGCGGAGGCAAAGGCTGCAGCTGCAAAGGCAGCGGAGGCTGCAAAAGTCGAAGGCTCCCCTCAGCAATTGTTCACGAATATCATCTTCCATATGAATGGAGTTAATAGAAGGAAAACAATCTGAAGCTTATTAATTTCTTTCAATTTATCAGCTTCATAGTAGTTTGGGAATTATATCATTAAACTACTTTCTATGTAAAGTGTAAATAAATATAGTTTGATAATTTGTATTTAGTCTAGTTTAGTTTAGTTCCATATTTTTATTTTTTTTAACTATTATAAATAGACTATTATATTTAGATGTTCCAGATACATATATCTATATCTATTTCAAATTCCATTTACAAAGTATGAATCCGCAATCTCTAGTATCAGTCCGCAATTATGCTAATCAACACATCTATAATATTATACACATTCATAATAAGTCTCTGGAACAATCACAAATTACATTAAAATTACAATCTGTTTTTAAAGAATTAGTAAATAATATTAGACATATAACAACTACAAATGAACTAGATACACATAATACACCTATGGCATTTCTATTTCAACATTTGCGACCATCCATTATACAATTAGTAGCCAACTGTTCTCCTAGAATAGATAAATTATTTATAGAAAAAGGGCTAATACATAATCTAGATTGGTCAATCCGATTCTTTAATGCCCTTTTAAATCTAAATGCTAGAGACATTATTGTATGGTTCTTCTTACACATACCATATTATAATAATACTTCACAAGATATAGATAAACAAAGAGATATATATATTAAAATTCTAGAATACTTTATATCCAATTGGCCTTCCCAATTATATTTTACAGAAAATGAATTTCTTTTTTTAAGTAATCAAAGTTGTATGCCTTATGCGGCTTCCTATCACAATCGCAATAATACATTACTATTATCAACATATTCCAGATTACTTAGAAAAATATGTCCCTGGGTCAATTACTATAGTCCAACACTAGCAGAAAAAGTATTAAAAGATAAATATGATAAAACTAAAAACACACAACAAATACAACAAATACAGCAAAAACAACAAAAACAACATACACAAGAACAATCAAAAGGTAATAATACAAAGGAAAAGAAAAACATATGTTTCATTAGTGATTCATTTACTACAGATACTAGTGTATTACGAGACAGGATAAGTATAATAGGTAAGCTAGATAGGTCTAGATACAATGTGTATTTTGCTTCCTTTTATCCATTTGAAGCTATCAATGGTATTATTGCCCGCATATTTATGGACCGGATTAAAGATAATTATATATATTTAGGAAATAATTTACCTAGCGCCAGAGAAGTATTAGAGAAATATAAATTTGATTTTATAGTGTATCCAGATATAGGTATGAAGCTGCTACCTACATTGCTAACCTATTCTCGTATTGCTCCTGTACAATTGACAACCTGGGGGCATAGTGAAACCAGCGGAATAGATACAATTGACTATTTTATATCTAGCGAATACTTTGAGAGTGAATTATGTACAGATTCACAATTACATTCACAATTGCATTCACAATTACATTCACAATCCCATTATACTGAAAAGCTAATATTATTTAAAAGTCTGGGAACATATTATATTAGTCCTCATAAACTATTTATTGAAAATAATCCAAAATATACTTCTATCAATAATCCCAAAAAATTTAAAACAAGAGAACAATATGGCTTTACGCCAGAACAAACTATATATGTATGTCTCCAAACATTTTACAAATTAACGCCAGAGTTTGAAGCTTGCCTGGCCCGTATTCTAGAACTAAACCCAAATGGTATCATATTGCTTTCTAGTACTTATCCTTTTTGTAAAAGCCATCTCTTGCGCATTAAAAAAATAATAGGTGATGAGAAACTGAGGCGATTGCGCTGGTATGGTTCTCTTGAAAAGGATGAATTCCTCAACCTGGTAAATATTTCGGATGTGTGTCTAGATCCATTTCCATTTGGCGGATTCAATACTTCCTATGATGCTTTTGATTATAATATACCGGTTATTACTATGGAAGGTGAATTTCTGCATGGTAGATTTACAAGTGGCCTATATAGAAAAATGGGAATGGATGAATGTATTGCTAGTAGTCTCGAAGAATATGCTAATCTAGCTTCTAGAATAGGTATAAATGAAAAATTGAGACATAAAATAAATAGGAATATTGAAATGAAAAAACATTTAATATTTCAAGAACAAGCTAGTGTAGATGAATGGAATGAACTTTTTGAGAAGCTAGAATGACTTTAGAATATAATATATTTACATGTACTTTACATGTCTTTAAAATATTTTTCGGAATCAGTGGAACCTCCTACAAATACACCATTATCAAATACCATAGGAACAGTAGTATGATCCTTTTTAAATGTTTTATCATTAGCTTTTAATATATTTATTAAATTCGATTTTGCAAAATATTCAGAGGGTTCGGCTTCTATATCAACAAATATTACTTTCTTATTTAATTTATCCTTTTTCTTAAAAAAATCTAAGATACCAATGCAATAAGGACAGGAGTGACGGCCATATATTACTATTTTTTTATTAAAATATTGGTGAGGCATGTTAGTTTTTGTTAGTGTTCCAGAGTTATATCCAGATACACTAGTTGTTTTACCATTAGGTATTCCATCTTCATCAGATAGATATATTAAATCATTCTTATAAATTAGTTTTTTCATTTCAATATATTTTATATTCTTTACTTAATCTATTGCTAGAGATTTATTTACTTTACTTTATTTTACTTTTATTTTCTAGAATATATATAATATATATATTACACAGTATTTATAATTAGAATTCTATAATAAATATACATTATATTAATACATTAATACATTATGGATACTACATTTTTAAGTTATCTTTTACTATTAATAATTTCATCAATTTTAGTATTATATCTATATCAAATTTCATCTACTGGGTATAATAATAATAATAATAAAAATACATTATTAAATGATTCATTTTTTCCTGTTATATTAGATACTTGTAGTAATAAGAAAACTACTGGTATGCCAGTACATCATATAGGTCCTGTTAAAAATTTTCATCAACACTTTACCAAACGTACTAATAATCGTAGTTATAATACTGCTAAAGGTTGTGGTCTACCTACTGGAATACCAGAATTAGGATGGCGTAATATGTATCTTTCTAATTATACTAAAAATGAGGTTCCTGATGTAGATCAATTTGCTGGAATACCTACAAGAAACTTTCTAGACAATCTAGAAAATGTAGATAATATTTATAGGAAATGCTAGATATAAATATGAATATATATATGAAATAATATGAAAAAAATATCGAATTAGTTATTAGTAATTAGTAAGTCAATTATAAAGTTGTGTAGTATAAAGATATTACAAAATGGAAAATATAAGATCACCTACATTCATTTTTTTAATATTTATATTGTTAATAATATTAATAACATGTTTCTATAATGAAAATATAAGTATAATCAACAGTAATTATAGCAAGGAAGGATTTAATAATGATCCTATAGCAATACCAACAATGGTATCTGATCCATTAAATTTATCTATTGATAATATTGCTATTAAAGATTTATCAGGAAAGAAAGCAGCTATACAAAATTTATATAGTTTAAAAGAGATTCTAGATAGATTTACAACTCTAGATAGTCCTATTAGTATTAATAATAAAGGTAATATCTGTTCTGAATGGGGAGAATATGATAATAGTAAATATCAATTTAATAATAATAATTGTCTTGTTATTCCAGAATCTGGATCAAAAGATAGACAATGTTTAAGCAATAATACATTAACATCATGTTCAATATATTATGATGATAAAACAATTGATAATAATATTAAAATTAATACAAAACAGATATTAGATATAACTATACAAAAAATATTAAGCGGTAGTGCTTCTATAATAGCAAATATAGATAAAAAAAGTAGTGATATTGATCAAATCCTTAGTAACTTGATTGCTAAATTAACTTTAGAAAATCAACAAACATATTTTATTAAATATAATGATGGTAATTTAGATGATAAAAAGAAAATGCTAGACAAAGAATCTGAAGAAATTGAAAAAACAGAAAATGAAATTAATATTAATAAAATAAATTTTAATCAATTTGTAAGTATAAATAATGATTATGATAATAAAATAAATATATATTATAAAATAATAGTTGGTTTAATAATAACTATTGTTATTATTGGTATATTTTATTTTCTATTTAGTAAAACTATGTAGATTATTTAAGTCAATATGTAATTTCTAAGGAAATCCTAAATTTTCTATTACCCTATAAGATATTACACTCCCAAACATTTCATAAATATATATGAATGGTTTCTTTAATACAGCTACAAATCTCTTCATAGAAGCCATTTTATTTTTTATAAATTATTAAGATATATATTATATATTATTTATATTATTTAGATTATTTAGATTATTTATATTATTTATATTATTTATATTATTTATATTTTTCAATTTTTGTTTATATTTTCCATTTTTACTATAAAAAATAAATTTTACAAAAACTTAAACCTTATCAATTACCCGTAGGGCCTTTTTGTGAAGGTTTCGGAAAACCTTCCCTTTTCGTGAAGGTTTAGGAAAACCTTCAATCCATATCTATAACTTCATTAGAAGCACTAGACACAGCAGTACCGCTAGTTACAGTACTACCTCCTTCATTAGTATCTTCTATAGGATCTCCTGAAGTTCCAAAGAATTTAAAGCCATAATAATCCTTATTACGTCCTTTGGGCTTTCCTAAGAAGCGTTCCATTTGTTTCAAGAAGGTGGGCTTCTGAGTTTTAAAGTCGCGGCCTACAAATAATTGAAATTCACTATATAGTGATGCGCTATCAATCTTATAGCCAGGCGCCTCCACGATTTTATCGTTGAAGAACTGAGTATAAGTACTGGCTTCATCCATATAATCCTTAACGGCAATTTTGACTTGGTCAGGAACATTGAATTTATAATCACAACTCTTCAATTCCTTAAATCTTTCAAAGAGCATATATAACATATAAGGAGCCCAATCACCATAGAGGTGTTCTTGATTTTCCGCCTTAAAATGATAAGGGAATTTAACAGGGTCATTCAATTTATATAGTTCCTCTTCCTTAAATACGAATTTAGATGGGCATGGAACTACAAATATCTTACGCCAAAAACCATAGTCAGTCGATTCATTTCTAGGAATGTCATTACACTGCATGGACATCATATATTGAGGAATGAATCGAATCAAATCCTTATTCAAATGGCGACCTACGAGTTCATCACCACTAATAAGTTCCTTGACCTTATCTGATTCAAAAGGCTGTCCGCCCTTTGGTTCTGTAGTTACAGCAATACGACATCCTTTTAAAGATGCAACAGCAGGCGACGCCGAATTGGCATCCCTCTTTGCCGTATTAAGTAAAGTATTATCAAATGTCTTGAAATACTCACCAAATACCTTGTTTATCATCTTGAAAAACTGGGATTTACCATTAGCACCTGAACCAGTGAAAATATGAAACTTCTCACCAAAGAGAACACCCGATAATTTCAAGGCAAAACTATTCATAACATATTGCTGGACTTCATCTTCCGGAAAAATCCTATCGAGCCAATCCTGAATATCATGCATAGTTTCTTGGACTTCTAATGAATCCACATTCTTAGGGAAGCTAATCTTACTACTAATTGTCATCATATCAGCAGGTTCTCCTTGACGGAAAATACAATTAGTTAAATCTAGGACTCCATTATTACATACAAATACATTACGATTTTCATCTAGATTTGTATAGAATTCTTCATCATAGCATTTCTGACTCAAATCCTCAATAATTTTCTTTTTATTTTGAGGAGTACTTAGGAATCCTAGAATACTACCGCATTTATCAAGACAGGCCTTAGCATGTTGATTTTCAAAATATTTTTGTTTCTGTTCCTCAATATTACCATTACTTTCCCGATCATCTACTAAATGCCTTTGATAAGATAAGTGACTTTCATCATCATCATGTCCACCAGGATGACCTCCAGCATTACTGGTTCCACTCCGAGCCTGAATGGCCTGTTGTTCAGTGCTTTGATTACTAAATACTTTCATTTTCAATTCTTCATGTATCAATGTTAATTCATACTGCAGTTCATCAGTCATAAGCATATAAATCTTATTTGCTGCTTTATCTTCAGTCCATTTATGATTATCAAATTTATACCAAATAGGGCTAGTTCCAGGACAGGCACAAGCAATATTAAAATTTGCATAATCTTTAATATAGGTTTTAATATAATTCGATAATGTGCTAACACTAAGAATTTTAATATGAGTTTCTTTAGAATGGGCATAAATCCATTTATCAAAGAAATTCTTCTTATTAATATTAATAATCTTATTATATTCTTCTAGATTATCGTGTCTGGCCATATCTTTCAATTTATTTAATCCCAAATTATATTTACCGCATTTGGGAAATTCACCATACCATACTTTTATACATTCACTTTCACAATATTTTTCAGATTGGGAACTCCAAGCTCGCCAGGGTTCATAATTGCGATCATCCATATTATAGAGACATAAACCAATACGTCGCCAATCTTCATAATCATCTGCCCTTTCTTTTTTCAAACAATATAAGAAGGGTTTAATTTCAGTAATGGAAAGCGATGATATACGACGGAAATTGGACTGATTTTGGGTATAGCCTCTTAGCAGATTTTCCCGCTCTTTGCGACCAAATACAACATCATTATTCAAATTAAATTTATCATTCAATTCATCATCTTCAAAATCAATAGCATAATCGACATTTGGAGTTTTACCAAAATTGGAAAATAATTTAATATAATCTAATCGGGTTTTATTAGATTGTGTAGTTTTCAATAAATAATCATCGCCTTTTTTTAATACTTTATAAACCTTTGTTACTGTATAGTAATTACCGTTATCTTCTGGTTTACCACAACCATAAACATACCATGCATTAGGAAATATAATTCTCTTATCAATTACATCACTAATATCACTAATATTATTTATTTCTTTTAACATATCTTTGAGACTATCATTTTCGATTATTTGTTCACGTAGAAAATAGAGGGCTGTATTTGACATAACTATTTCTGGAATGATAATGTGAATACCATCTTTAATTGTATTCTCATGTGTAATACGAGGTTCTGTTTTCTCATGAATATATATATTGTAGTTTTCAGTAACATTAATAATATCTTTTAGGTTTTCAGCAATACAATTGGCAATTAATTCTATAAATTTTTCATCATATCGTCTGGCTAAATTAGTTCTTGTTTTTAGTTCTTCTTCAGTAGGAGTAAATCGTAAATCAATATCAATCTTAACCATATTATATTTTTCATTTGGCATTTCAAGAAAATGTAATTGCTTTTTGGGACCTTTCTTTAATTCTTCATCAATCTTTTCAAGAAAATTATTATAATTTTCATCTTTTACTAACCATTTACCAGATTTACATTGAGTACTGCCTTGTGATAGTATATTTTTATCAGCACCATTACCAAATACACGACTATTATTAAGAAAACTATGAATACTAATAGCTTGAGCCATATTGAATTACAAAGTCTAGAAATACAAAATCTAGATTTACAAAGTCTAGATTTACAAATACTTTATATATTCTATTCTTTGATATATTTATAAGTTTTAATTTTTATAAAAAAAATTCAATTTTTATTTTTATGAAATATTAATAATTTTAATAAATGAAAATTCTTTAAGTCTAAAAAATCAATAGAAAATTATATAAAAATCTATAAACTATATAAAAACCTATTTACATTTACCAATTGATATAAGTCTTAATATTTCATCTTCTACATCACTTTCCGCATCAAAACATCTACATTCGGAATATCCTATATCATCAATATATATGGTTTGACCTTCGCTATTTGTTAATGATATTTCAAAACCATACCATCTTGTTGGTTTAATTGATATAGAATGTATTATAGAATCTTCTGGTAGAATAATATTAAATTGTATGAAATCATATTCTATTACTTTAATTATTACACCATTTGTTCGCAAAATTGAACTATTACTAAGATAATTATATAGATTATCCATTTATTGGGTATATTAGGTATTAATAGATATATTTTATTAGGTATATTTTATTAGCTATATTTTATTAGGTATATATATTTTCTAATATTTTATTATTTTTAAGTTATAAATATATTTTGAATATATTACTTATATCTCTAAATAACTTATCATTTTTTTCCCGTAGGGTTCAAGGGAGCTCGAGGGGCTGAAGCCCTCGTTAGCAGAGCCTATCTATATTGCTCCATGAAACATTACAACTTTTAGCAAATTTACATTTACTATAATTACCAGTATTGAGATTCGTAAATATTTCACCACTAAAATCTACTATATTAGCTCCAGGGGTATTACTACAACTACCTAAAGAATTTGTATTTTGACATTTACCTTTACCAATTGAATCCCAATAATCGGGACAAGTTGCACCTGCATTTGTAGCGGTAGTAGCAAGCAAATTTGCTTTAAAATTTTTATAAGTATTATAAAGATAAATAATTATAAAGGCAAGTATTAAAATAGCTATAATTATCATTACAGTAGAAGAATTGTAAGTTGATTTACGTATTTCTGTATTATTATTACTCATTTTGATTAAGAAAGTATTATGTATTATGTATTATATATTACAATCTAGATAGATAATATTTTATTAGGTATAAAAATGTAAAATGTAAAAATGTAATAATCTAATAATCTAAAAATATTTAATTGAAAATATATTATAATATATGAATTACATTTGATAAGAAATATCAGGGTATCCGTCACTCGTTAATGGAGGATTTTGAATTATTATATTAGGAGCAAATATATTTGCAACTCCTGCAAAATCTTTTTGTAAAAATATAGGTTTATTATCTTGAGTAAATTGACCACTTAAACCACTACCAATGGTAGAAACACCATCAACTGTATTTGCTGACATACCAGATTTATAATTTATTGTATTATCATAAGTATAATCATTACTAGGATGTGTTTGTGTAAACATACCTAATTGATCTTCCAAAATAGAATAACCTAAGCTAGATTTAATACCACCTAGTGTATCTGTCATCATAGATCCTAAACTATCTAGAGTAGCATAATTTCCTATGGTTGATGTATCATTAGAAGTAGGTACTGTTCCTATTTGTGTTCCATTATATAATGTACTATCTTTTTGACTCAAAATATCATTAGTAGAATTTTGTGGTAAATAATTTGATAAATCTATTGGAGGTGCTATATCCGATTCATCACCATCTAAACTTACTAGCTTATCTCTCCATGCTTGTTTTTCAGCTTCGGTCATAATAAAATTATGTGATCCTAGAGTAGGTAAAGGTGGAATAGTAGGAACAGATGTATTAACATCATAAAATCTATCACTTTTTTTCTTCCATAAATTAAAATTTAATATTATAAACCCTAAAATAATTATTACTAATACTAAAATATATACATTATCATTTGATGTAGTATAAAGCCAATTGTAAGCCATTGTTAAACTATTACTATATAATATATATATTATAAATATATAATTACTTACTACTATATAATTATAAAGTAAATCTATATAAAATTAATCTAAATAAGTAATAAGTAATAACAAGTAATAATTACTAATAAATTATAATATTAATATTGAAAAATAATACTAAATATTAGTAAATATTAGTAAATATTAGTAAATATTAGTAAATATTAGTAAATATTAGTAAATATTAGTAAATATTAATAAATGGAAAAGGTTAGTCCAGGTAGTATTATAATAAATACTGCTAGTAATAAATTATATGGTGTTTTAGTATCAATATTACCTAATAATAAAATTATAGTTTTTAGATTAGATAAAAATACACATCCAATATTTAGTAAATTTGAAATACATCCTCATATATCAAAAGTAGGTATTATTAATGAACACCAATATGCCCCTCTTAAAAGCGCATTATTAAAGCATTACCGAACTTATAATTTAACACCTACAGAAAAACAAATGTTAAAACCACTTATGGATTTCGCTTTTCCTCTTGGAATACCAGACTATCAACCTAGTTTAGAACTTCCAGAACGTGATATTCAATTAATGGATTTACACAGTAAAATAGTTCCTGGAGCTCGTATATTTATTAATACACCTCCTAAATCATGTTATAATCATCTTAATGGTAAAACACTAGATGTAATTGAAAAGGCAGATAATGGTATCTGGACATACTTGCCATCTGGAGATCAAGATATGACAAAATTAGGTAATTCATTACACTTTATGTTTTATAAGAATAAAGAAATACCTACATTTGGAGGTATTAGTCGCATTATGCCAGTACATACTGATAACTGTAGAAATAATGTTGCAGATGATATTTCCCATAGTATAGCCCATATTAATACTGATAATAAAGGACCTCAAATAAATGATGTTCTAGCAGAAGCATTTAAACAATTGAAAGACAGTGATGACCTAACTACAGTAATGGAATATAATGGTAATAAAGTTCGCATTATACCTAAAACATGTAAAGTAATTTTCCCCGAAAGCTTTCAAAATATGACCTATAATCCTAAGTTAGATGCTTTTAGTGTAGATCCATCATTTATTACTTCTATAATGTCTGCAAAACTAGGTGATAAATTAATAGTAGGAGGTAAAGATTCTCTGGGTAATATGGTTGAAATGAACCCTATGGACAATGAACTCATATTTAATAGTGGGTATGGTAGTGGGTATGGTAGTGGGTATGGTAATGGAAGTGATAGTGGTAGTGGTACTTATGAAAATATAACTATTGGTAGTGATGGAGAATTAGTATATCAAATGGGAGGAGCTAAAGGAGGTAAAGGTGGTAAAGAAAGTAAATATGAAAAGGGAGAGGAATCGAGTGATATATTAGAAAGTATGTTTGAAGATATTGAAGAATATGAGAAAGATTATAAAAAATATAATTTTAATAATGATTCTCTAAATGATGTAAGAGAATCTAGGCATAATATTGATGATATAGTTGATAATGTGGATGAAGATACTGTATATGAAAATGATAAAGATGATAATAGTATGAATAGTGTATCTGGAAACTCTTTTTTAATTATGGATGAAGATAATGAATTAGAAGATTTAATTAAAGGTAAAATATCAAAACATTCAAGGTATAAATCATCACATTCTTCCCACAGTGGTAATAGTAGTGATGGCGATAACACTGACAATACTGATATCGAAACTGACTATGATGAGGATGATATAGTTGAAATTATAGGAGAATCTGATGTAGAAGAATTAGATACATTCGAAAGAGTAAAGCGTGTTGAGGTTGATGAATTAGAAAAGGTTTATAAAGAATCTATTCAAAGAGGTGATTTACAAAAATATAAATTTGAAAAATTAAACAAGTTTCAGAAAGATAATGAGTTATTTAGAAATGAAATTATAAAGCAAGTCAATATTATAAGTCTATTAAAACATAGTTTAACTGATAAAGATAATAATAATACTCTTTTATTTAAACCTCAAGATTATAAACCATTAGTGTCTAGATATATTAATGGCGATTTTACAAATAAATTTCTTATTCCCCTTGTTGTTAATAGGAAGAAAATATATTTAGATAAATCTACAAAAGGCCAGAAAGACGAATATGATAACCAGACTCATGAAGTAATAGAGGATTATTATGGTAATATACAAAATTTCACATATCTACAGAATAAAAATAATAGTGCTCTTAACTATGACACATATATGAATAATATTATTACAGAATTGAATCCCACCTCTCTATTACTAGAAAATGATATAGGCTTCCATTTTAGACTTGGAAGTGAAATACCTAGCGATGATTATTCCCGCATCTGCCAGGACACACTTACTATTAAATATTGTGATAAACCTATGAAGTGCCAGTCATATTCTCTAACACCCATGAATTTTGACTATCAAGTTAATATTGGCCCCCTTGCTAGATTTGTTGATGAAGATGATGATGAAACAGGTGGAAAACATGATCAATCTGGTAATGATGGTAATAATGGTAATGATGGTAATGATGATGAAGATAATAAAGCCGATAAAGATATCTTATATAACAAACCACTTATTAAAACATATTATCAAGGTGATGTAATTAATATCATAGGCTATGTAAGACCACCTCTTAAATATTTTGATGATAATGGAATCAGTAGCAGCAGTGGGGGTACTGGAAATCAATATGATAAAACATCCCATTTATTACATAACCTATATGAAATCAAAAAAGAACACAATGAAGTCGTAACCGTAAATTTAGAAGATATTAATCCCGATATTATAGATGAAGAACTAGAAGAACAATTCTCTATTACACAAAATCCCGATAAGTTTGTATTATTTCTACTTCCCCAGGAAGGATTGAATGAACATAAAAAATCCCTAGCAGCCAAATTAGAAGCAGAAATCGTAAAGATTATACCTTCCATTGACGACCTTATTAAACTTTACCTTAATAAAAATAGCTCCCATACCTCCGAAGGCAAAGATGCCAAAGATCGCAAACATAGTAATACTATAGAGCATATATATAATGTTCTTAATAAATTTGATTATGATTATAGAGATATGACACTTACAAATCATAATAAACTAATGGAAAAACATGAAGATCTCATAGATACTTATAATAAATTCGATGAACAAATGACTATAAAATTTAAAGAATATAAGAAAAAGGTTGAAGATGAAAAAAGGGAAAATGACAAATTGAAAATGTCTGGTAATCTAGGTGCTAGTAAGGATGGCAAAGGTAGTAACAAGGGTACTCGCAAGGGTAATAAAGATGGTACTAAACTCCAATATATAACCGATGATATAATGGAAGATATTAGTAAATTCTATTTTGAAACATATGATAATAAAGGTATTATTATAGATTCTGATCATATCCGCCTTAATTGGTTTATGAAAAGTTTTGATAATGGTCGCTATTTCTTTAAAACTCTATTTATGAATTATTTAAAAATGTATCAGGAGTCCCATAATATTGAAAATCTTGAAACAGAACTATCAATCATGAAAGAAAAACACGCTATGATGGCTACTAATTCACAATATATAGCTACAGGAATAGCATCTGGGTCTGCTTTGCATCCTGGTGTTGGCTCTAGTTCTGCTTCTAGCTCTAGCTCTGGATCTTGTGAAGGAAAACTAATTGGTCCCAATATAATTAGATATCCTAGTCTAGCTAGATTAGATCAAGATAATGGTAAAGTTGCCACTGATAGTGATGGTAATGTTATTATGATGGGAGATTATGCCCTAGTTGATGTTAATAATAGTAAGCAATTATTTAAACGGGAAGTAATAGGTAATATAGATATGTGGATTAAGGCAGACCTTGCAATTCTTTATAAACTTATTCAAGATAAGAAGAATAAATGTATTAGTAATCCAGAACTAAAATTAGAAGATGCTAATAAATGCCTATTTGATCCTGAACAATTTAAATGCGAGCCTATAGATCCTCTGGATATGTCTAAACAAAACCTAGATATAGAAAAGAAATTAAATGAATTACAAAAGGAAATAGAATATATTAAAAAGATACCTATCCTAATATCCAAACTAAATAAGGATATTATCCAGGATAGGCTAGTTCTAGTTAATAAATTAAATAGTATGAAATCCTACTGGAAATTCAAAGGAGAAGAAGAGAAAAAATATGAAGAATATATTAAAACATTGCGCACATTTAAACCCTGTATTCACTTTCAAGTAACTGATCATTTTCATAATATAAAAGTAGATCAAGATAGCTATAAATTTGCCCAATCTATATTCATTAAATTCCAAAATGTAGAACCCGAATTTAATCACGACTACAACATATTCAGCAGAGAAAAGGGGCAGGCAATAACTGAAAAGAACTATACATATTGCAATATATGTAATCAGGAATTGCTATGTAATCATTTTCGGCTAGGAGTCAGCTATCTGGAAAATGGGGATCCAATCGACTACGATAAAATAATTAATATATATGGAACAGAAAGGGATGGATCATATTACTGTAAGCAATGCGGAGAATCAATAGGAACTACTGATATTATAGATCTCGATGATTTTGGAAAGGGTGAGGATGGCTTTCGTATCAAGACCCGCGAAATTACTGAGAATACGCCTTTTATTGAAAAGCAAAAGCAATATATTGATAAAATGATAGATAACCTTTTTGATAGTGAGCAAACAGTCCAAACGGATGAATTATTGAGGCGGATAAATATATTTAAATTAATGAAGCGTCTTTCTGATATAGAATTGCTTAGTATCAAAGACGAGATTGATATGATTAATTTCTTGAAGAGCTATACCTTTGAAAGCAAGACGCGATTTTTAGAGGCTCTAGTAGGTAAGATTGGTGTCGGTAATATACATTTACTTAAGAAGAAAGTAGACCAGCTATATATGAACTATCTTATTGCGGACATTGGTGCGCGATTTCTTATAACTTTGCAAACTAGTACAGTTGATTATGTGGTATTTAATAAGGAATGTTCTAAAGATTATTCTAAAGAATCCTCTAATAATATTATTGGTTATCCTATTATTAATGATATGGATGCAGTAAATGGGATTAATTTTATGATGTGCCTTTTTTCACAAATGTCAATTTTAGCAGAATATGGAAGTCTAGTAGATTTACAACAGAAATTATTTGTAGAACGCCTGAAGAAACAAGCTGATGATAGTTTTATAAAAGACAAGATAATGATGGCGCTAAATAAAAAGGTTGATAGCATTAATAATATGGATGAATTTGCTAATTATTATACTAATAATTGGAAAATGTTTAATCCGCGTCTAGAACATAGTACTATTAGATGGACACCAGAGAAAATATTGAATACTGCCAATTTGAAGGAGGTTACATTTAAAACAATGGGTCGCATGTTGGAAGTAGGCCGGGAAAATAGTGTCTACTATACTCTAGCATTAATGGAAGCTATTAATAAAGTAATCGAAACATCAGATAGATCATCATATAAAATATTGGCTAATTATTGCTGCGCTGAGTCTCATGGTGGTAGTGGCGGAATTGGTAATGGAGACAAACGTGTAAAATATAATTATATGCAGTTTTTCAAAAATAAAGATAGTGATGTTACTAAGAATATTAATTTATTTAAGGAAGTTGAAGAAATAATTCATAAATTACATAGAATGAAGACTTGGTCTATATTAAATATTAAATATAATCCATTAGATAAACCCTCTCAAAAGATTTTTCCTATTAATTTTAATGTTACTCCAGAAGAAATAAAGAAAATATACCTTAAATTTATTGATAGAGGTTTAAATAAAGGGAAACTCCATATCTATGATAAATATGGGCGTTGTATATTAACCAATGAAACACAGAAAGAAATTAGTATGAAAACATATTCTAATCAGGATTATAAGAGAATAGAACATGCTATTACATCTGGAAATCAAGTTAGTGGTAAATATTTTGAAATTGTGGAATATGATACACAATTAATAGAGATTAAGAAACTAGATGAACTTATAGAAAAATGTCCTAAATTGAAAATCATGAGATATTTATGCGATTATTTAGTTTCCATTAAAGAATCAGCTGATGAAATATTTGGAAAGGGTATTGGTAATGTAAATAGTACTTCTCCTAGTACAAAGCATGGTGGTGGTGGTGAAAAGTTTAATATTCATAGGCATCTTAGTAATCTTGATTCTAAAATAGAGTTTGAAATTAGGGGACTAGTTAATAGGATAACTACTACAGATAAGAATATTGATAAATATATTAAGATTATGTCGAATAATGGAGAGTATAAAGAATTATATGCCGAATATAAGGAAACTCATACTGATGTAGAAAGTAATTTATATAGATATACTAAAAAAGAAGATCATATTCAATATACTACTAAATATCTTAATGATGTTATAAATCAAATAAAAAATAATAGACTATCAAACCCGCTTAATAAAGATAAGATTAGGCCACAATTTCAAGACTTTATAGGGTTTGGTAATAATGTAAAATTATTTAAGACTCTGGCAATATCAACTCGGGAAATCTTTAATTTTTCACAATTAATTAAAAGTAAAAATAAATATAAAATATTGTTTCCGGAAATGGCGGCAAGTATTGTACAATATTTAAATATTATATCACTTGTAAATTTATTTAATGTTCTAGATATAAATAAGATTGAAAAAACAGAAACAGAGACTATTGATTATAGATTTAGGGTTAATAAGAATCCAGATGATACATTATTAGATATGAATAAAGATATGAATTTACAACTTGAGAACGAAGAAGGTATTCTAGATACTGGTGAAGATGATATTAATTTTATTGAGAGCTTTGAGATTACAAATAGTGATAATTTAAAGTTGATTGGTATTTTTATAACTAAATATTTAGATAGAATTGCGGATATACAAAATACATATGATAGATTAACAGAGTCGAATATTAATAAAGTAGTTACCAAACACAATCAAAAACATATTGAGGAAACTTTAAGAGGATTCAAATGGCTAGCCAAAGATGGAAATGAAAGTGAAAGGCAAATTATATTTTTAAGAATGTATAATCTCAAGAATATTTCATATGGCGGAATAGCAGATCATTTAAAACATGAATATGGTAGCAATTTTATAGATGATGTAGCAGGTAATGATAATGATGATTACGATGGAGAGAGACTTAGAGAAGAAAATGATAATGAATTAGGAGGTAATCATGATGATGACCCTGATGAAATAGGACAAGTTTTTGATGGTGAAGAAGATGAGGAGGAAGATCAGGGTTATGATAATCAAGAAGTAGGATATGATGATGAGTAGATTTTATATACATTATATTTTTTTATAGTTTTGATATTTTATATTTTTATATTTTATATTGTTAAATATTAGTATTACTACTATATAAAATGTTATGGGGTATATGTGGTTTCATATTATTTATAATATTATTTATAGTTCTAGTATATCTATCTAGCATATATGATATTCAATATAGGAATGATGGGAATAATATGAGTTATAAGCAAAATAAAAAAGATATTAATAATCATAATAATCATAATAATAATATAGAAAGCTTTCTAGCATTAGATGATTCCGCAACATCATTATATGTAAAACCTAATGAAGTAAATAAACCTGTAAGTATTCTATATCAAATACCCAATCCTGCAAATCAACTAACTGATACTCAACAGGATTCTATTGACAGTGATGTATTAAGATCTGTAAGAAATCTTAAGAATTTTTCCATGGTTGATGAATTAGATTATTATCAAATGTATAATATTTTAAAACAATTGAAAAATACAAAGTATGAATTCAAATATGATCCTTCTACTATTACTAAAAAAAGTAATATAAATATGGCTACTGATAATGATACATTAACTGTTCTTAACTCTGGAGCAATTAATAATGTTGATCTAGACTTATTTAGTAGATTGAAATTAGAATTAGTATCTTCACTTAATAATACTATTATAGTAAATAAATATTATGTTCCCTATCATCCTTATCAGTTTTTTAAAGTTATAAATTCAAATATGATATCATATAATGATGGTTCTAGCAATACAAATCCTACTAGTACAGGATCTAGCACACCTACTCTACCTCCCAATACTATTAATTACGTATTTACAGTTACATATGCTAGAGAATATAAATATCAACAATTTGTTTTTTATTACGATATAAATCTTACTTCCAGAGATAATAACTATATAGTTACTGTAAATAAAATAGAATTAATAGGAATTCCTATTCCTAAGACTATTGAATTTCATACTAATCAAAAAACATCAGATAAAGAAGCTACAGATGATAAACAATATGATATTTTATCATTAATTAATGAAAATGTAAAACAAGGGAAAATAGGGTCAGATCTATTTGGTAGTTCTGATAGTTCTGATAGTTCTGGTAGTAATTATGTGTCTGTTGATTCTAGTCCAGATACATATTATATTGACCAAGTTAGTGATAGTGCAGCATATGATGTATTACCTAGTGGTGATAAATCTGTAAGGTCTCAATCTCCAAATGTAAAATTTATTAATAAAATGGAAACAAGCGATATGGATCCATCTATGTTTGACCAGAATAGTATTGATTCGAAAATTGAAGATAAAAGAATGAATATAGCTAGAGACCAACAGTTTAATAATCATAAATGCTTTGGATTAATAGATGGTATTACACAAGAATTACCACAATATAAAAATCCTATTTTTTGTAAATCATTTCATCCTGAAATTAATCAAAATGGTTTATGGGATGCTCCTTGTCAAGTTAATAGCGATTGCCCCTTTTATAAAGCCAATAAGAATTATCCTAATGAATTTGGTAAATGTGATAAACCTACTGGAAAATGTGAAATGCCTATGGGTATTATTTCCCTAGGATATACAAAATATGGAAAGATGGAACCTAATTGTTATAATTGCGGGGCAAATTCTCCAGATAGTAAATGTTGTGGGACCCAGGCAGAATCTATTAAACAAGGTCTGGCAACATTCACATCACCAGATTATGTTTTTAAAGGTGATGAAAGTTATAGGAAACAATTTACTGATGATTTAAAGGCCGTTGGATTATTAGTTAATCCATCTATTTAGAATATTTTTTAGACATATTTATAGATAATTATATAAAATTGATTCTTTTTTATTATATTTTCATTATTAATTTATTATTACTAATATATTAGTTCTTATTACTCATTACCATTACTCATTATAATTATGTCTAAAGTTATTAAAGATAGAATTATAGAAAAATCAAAAAAAGAAAAAGCTAAATCTAGACCTAAATTAAAGCCTGTAATAAAGAAAAAACAAATTGATGATCTAGATAATCTAGATAATGTAGAAGAAATAATAGAATTTAATTATCAAAATCCTATAGATACATCTACATTACCTAAAGTAGAATGTTATATGTACACATCTGAAAATGTTGATAATTTAGTTAAATATTTTAATCATTATAGAAGCTCTAAGAGTAAAGGTTTAAGTATTAAAGAATCTACTGAAAAAGCTATTTCTATATTAGATAATTCCGAATATATAATTGAATATAATATATATTTTGGATATCCATATTTTGTCCAATGTATTATTAATTTTCATACAAGAGAATATACAATATATAAAAATGATCCTACCATTCCAAGATATAATACAAATGAAGGTTATTTTGATGATGTTCTTAAAAATGATAAGGAACCCATCTATCTAGAACTACGTAAATCTTTAGATATAATTAAAAATATAAAATCAAAAAAATATGATAGCAACAGTATTATTATGTCAGTATTATTGTCTAATCTAAACTCTGATCTATATGTAAATTTATTTCCTAAACCATTATTTATTACTGAATATGAAAATAGTATGTTAAATATTGATATTATAAAAGTATTAGAAGATATACCTACTTTTGAAGACCTTTATGGCTTTTCGAATCATATGTAGGAAGTAGGCAATATGCAGTAGGCAGTAGGAAGCTTACTTGAATGAAAGTAAATATTTGAGTTGTTCTGCATCTCCTACTAGTTCATCACGAATATTGATAAGGTCAGTATAGTTTCCAAGAATATCATCAATCTTTTCTCGCCAGTACATAATCATACCATTAATGTGTTTAATAATATTGTCATCACTATGAGAGGATCCTGCTAGGGAATATTTTTTTAATGTAATTTTGCCATAAATGCCCTGTGCTACTTCTAAAAATTTATCTAGAGTATTGGCATATTTTTCAATATAAGCATCACTTGCTTTATGAGCTCCAAAAAGTTGAGTCTGGAAATGAAATAATTTAATTACGATTTGATGATTTAATAAATTCATACAAAGACGGTTGAGACTAACACGCTGTTCACTATTGGTTTTAATAGTACCTTCTGATTCAATTTGGCTTTCAGCAGTAGTAACATCAGATGCAGAAGGTTGTTCTTCTGTATTAGTATTTGTATTACTAGCATTACCAGTTGTACCACTAATATTTTTCATAGTCAAACTCTCATTACCTAAATTCTTATTTTTATTTCCCATATTTTTCTTAGTATTTTTAGTGGTATTCTTATTTTTATTAGGATTATTAATATTGCTATTAGGTTTTCCAAGTGAAGCAGCTGCAGTTGCTTTAGCATTATCTTCACTTGCTTTACCTGTTAATAAAACATTTTTTTTATTTTTTTCTTCTTCCTCTCCTTCTCCTTCTTCTCCTTCTTCTCCTTCTTCTCCTTCTTCTCCTTCTTCTCCTTCTTCTGTTGCTGAATTTGATATTGCTGCATTTGATGTTGCTTCTGATGTTTCTTCTTCTTTTTCATTTTCTATTTTATTCATACTACTATTATTAATACTGCTATTATTCATATTCTTATTATTAACACCAGCAGTATTTACACTTCTCTTTATCATACTTTCATTTTCATACTCTTCATTATTATAATCTTCTTCATTGTTTGACATTTTTATATAATATATGTTTTAATATATAATACTATTTAAAATATAATACTATTTAAAATATTTTATGATTCCGTAAATTAATTACTATTATTTATTAGTTAGAAATATATTTTACTAGATATAGATATAGATATATATTATCATTGTCTAGAAGATGGAATTATATTATAAAGAGTTTGAACATTTTTTAATGAATATACAAATTAAAGATTATCCAGAACAATTACAAGATAAAGTTAAATATTTACTAGAGGATGGAAAAAGATTGCGACCTATATTATGTATCATATTTAGCGGAATAGATATTGAAGATATTGAAGATATTGATTATATAAATAATATAAATAATATATATGATCAAGATGAAGTTTTTATTAATCTAGATGAAAAAGATATTGTAAAAGATACTGTAAAAGATACTGATAAAAATATGATATATACTATGGCGTCTTGTATTGAAATAATACATTGTTTAAGCCTAGTTCTAGATGATTTGCCATCTATGGATAATGATACTATGCGTCGAGGTAGAGATTCATTTCATTCAAAATTTGGAGAAGACTATACTAATTTTTTTGTTTATTATATGTTTAATCGTATTGGATTATCATTGAATCTAGATAACATTTATGATAGTAATAGTAATGATACTAATGAGACTAAAAGATTAATTAAATTACTTGATTATATACATAATTTATTTGAACATAATTTGAATATGTTAATAGATGGTCAATATATTGATCTAGAATGGGGTAATAATAATGATAATAATAATAATACAATTTATAATAACTTAATATCTGATGATTATACTGATGAATTAACTATTATAATTGATGATTTTCTTGAATTAAATAGTAAGATTGATAATTTATTTAAAATAGAATATAGTGATGATAATCATAATGCAGAAGAAGATATAAGGGTTGAAAAAGAATTAAATATGTATCTAGAACTAATAAAAAATATTGAACTTAATATGAAAAAAACTAGTTCATTATTTAATTTATCTGTATGTGTAGGATATGTTTTACAAATATGGAGTAAAGGAAATAAATATGATTCATGTGATTCTGGCAATCTTGCTGAAATAAGTAATCTAGATACTATAGATAATTCATTTGCAAAAAAATTATCTATATGGTCAAATATACTTGGTTATATGTTCCAGATTAGTGATGATATTCTAGATATGGAAGAAGATATAGCAAAAGGGAAGCCTAATATTTGTAAAATAATAGGTAAAGAAGAAACTGTAAAATTATTAAATAGAGGTTGTGATTGGTTAACAGCTTTTTTAAAAAAGCCGTGTCAAGAACAGGATTTCAAAAATATAAAACCCATAGGGGATAATAATATTTATTTTAATATTAAAGCTATTAATCAGATTATTAATAAAATATTGAAGAGGGTTGAATAATTGATATTTATATAGTCTATTCCATATTACCCTTCCAGACTTCATCTACCAAACCATTAGCAATTGCCGTTTTGGCATCCCAGAATATATCCCGCTTTAATATTTCCTTAATCTTTGTTTTACTTAATTTACCATTACTATTTTCCTTATACAAATTTACTAGGCGCGACATAAATTGATTACAATTATTCTTTTCATCGACCAATTCCTCATAAGTTCCAATAATACCTGTCCTCAATTGATGAATTAGCAAATGGGAATTTGCCGTCATATAACGGTGGGACCCGGCCATACTAAGAAGACTTCCGGCACTAGCTACAGACCCCTCAATAATAGTTCTAATAGGAATCTTAGAATCCTTAATCTTATCATATCCGAAAAATCCGGCCAACAAATCGCCGCCATTTGTAGTAATATGAAGATAAATTGGTTTAGGTGTAAATGTGCCAAGGGACGCCCTCTTCTCCAAATTGGAGAGCTTAGTATTAAGATTATCTATTTCCGTTGATAATTTGTCAATACTCTCTTTACAAACTCCGGTTTTGAAATAAATGTGATTCTTGTTAGTATAAACATCACTGGAATGGTCATTACCAAAGAACCGCGGAAATTTAAATGGCATCGGACCTTCTCCATCATCTTCTTCATCATCATCACCACCAGTAGCAGGACCACCAAAACCTGGTAGGGGAAGAGGATGAATAGGTGGCATTCTACTACCTCCTCCCCTCTTTCGCTTGTTACTACTATTGTTATTACTATTAGTATTACTATTGCCTCGTAAATCATAGCTAGATGATGACGATGAATAGTTCATTGTTTTGCTTAAAGACGGTGAATACATTTTCTAGATTAATTTATTTAGTTCTTGATGAATTAATATTAAAGTTCTATTTAACATTAAAAGAAAGTGTTTATATTAGAAAAAATGTTTCTTAATTAAATATATTATTATTTATATTGATAAAGAAAAATGATAGTACTAATAATTTGTATAATTATATTCATTGTATATCTATCTATCTTTGGATTGCTATCATATTATTTTATAAAAAAAAGAAAAGTATGGGATTCTATATTTAGTCTAGAAGCTATCCAGAATTCTATTACAGAATTATTAATGTGTCCAGAACACTTTTTAATATGGTTACCCTTTATTGATTTTGAAAATACAATTTGTGTAGAAAAGAAGAAACAAAGTGATGCAGCTAGAGATAATATTAAAAAGGTTCTGGAACACATCAGTATTATTATGAAAGATATGGTTGATGTAAATATAGATGAATCTGGTATTGGTAGTGGTGATAGTGATGGCTGTAATATTAAAAAAGTAAAATGGATATTGGAAGGAACATTAAAAGACTTTGATAGGATGTATGATGAAACTGCTGAATTCTATTATAAATTGGAAGGAAGTTATGATATATTAAATGATAAAGTTAAAAAAGGGAAGGAAGGGAAGGAAGGGAAGGAAGGGAAGTTGATGTCATTAGAAGATTTAGTTTTTCTAGAAAATAATATTGAAGTATCTAATAATATATCTAGCATATTGTCTATATTTACTGATAATGATTATAAATTACTGTTCCAGATAGAAAATGGATATATGTCATCTTTTCTTTATAATTTAATTGAAAATATTAGAATATATAGGTTATCATGTATGATGAAGATGTAAATATAAAAAGTTAATTTTTTTGTTTTTTTGATAATTTTTTAGATTTAAATTTAGATTTTTTTAATTTTTTACTTTTATATTTTTTCATAGTATTATTATTTATACTACCACCACCTTTAGATTTTTGTGATACTTCACCAGGATCCTGATGCTGACTCTTACTAGGACGATCCTTACTAGGACGATCCTGACCCTTACTAGGACGATCCTGACCCTTACTAGCACGATCCTGACCCTTACTAGCACGATCCTGACCCTTACTAGCACGATCCTGACCCTTACTAGCACGATCCTGACCCTTACTAGCACGATCCTGAC